AGTGAATGAAACGATTAGCGAGGGGCATCGGCATACGATATGTAACACCTTTGTCAGAGTCACGATTACCTGCCGCTACGATAACAACGTTATCGGGCAAGAAATACTTACCTACTCGGCGGTTCAGAATCAACTGATATCCTGCTGCCTGTACAGAAGGAGGAGCCGAATTCATTTCATCTAAGAACAATACAACAATTGGGTATTTGCTAGCAAATTCCTCGTCAGGCAAATCAACTGGGGGAGCCCAGTCCATCTTACCGTTATCTTTATTAAAATACGGGATACCACGAATATCAGTTGGTTCCATTTGTGCCATACGCAAGTCAATGATAGCACCACCTAATTCATGTGCAATTTCTGCAACAACTTCTGATTTACCGATTCCGGGCGGACCCCACAAGAAAACGGGACGTTTAGTTTTAAACGCTTGCAAAATTGCTTTGCGTGATTGTACACTAGTAATAGTGAGACTGTCTGATACTGATGCCATTTGTTGCTCCTATAAAAATGACTGATTTACTAACGAAACTCTATTGTATATGATGTTGGATTTATTGTCAAATAATGTTGTGTTGTATTTACACAACATTATTCAAAAGCACGACGGAGAATCAACTCCTGACGAGAAAAAGCATCAATTTCCCACGGCATATCTAAATATGCTGTTTTTTTACCGTACTTTTTACCTGCCCAAATATTGCAGGATTTGTGTTGTTTTAGAATACCTTTGGCTAACTGACGTACATGAACCATCTCATGTGCTAGTGTTATACCGATTTCTTTCAGATTGCGGTGTGGTTTAATGACAACCATGTAGCAACCTGTCAGTTTTGATAAGTCAACTGTAATACCCTTGTCTTCACCGCATTCGTCCGCTACTCGGATTACAACGGCCTTGCGGCTGTTTTCAAGCCCTAATTGCTTAAACATTGAGGGCAAGATAGCTTCAATGAACTTACGATTCCTTACAGAACCTTCTACTTTGTACTCCATTTAACACCCTCTATTACAATTTTAATAGATGTATTGTAGCACAAGGTCCATTTAATGTCAAATTAAAAAGCTAAATACTAAGTATTAAGGAATAATAAATGAGTTGGCCAGCAAACCCCACAAACGGACAGCAAGTAACAATCAATGGTGTAATATACGAATACGACAGTACTCCGGGAGTATGGAATCGTGTTGGATCCGGAGCCAGTAGTGTTGCAGTTGATTCATTTACTACAGCAAATTTATCTGTAACTAATCAAGTACATCTAGGCAATGTTGGTGATGTAATTATTACAGGGGGTGGGGCAAACTACTCACTTACTACTGACGGTAACGGAAATCTATCATGGACAGCTATTGGAGGGGCAGTAGTTCCCGGTGGCATTAACACACAAGTACAATTTAACAATGCAGGATATTTTGAAGGTAGTGCAAATTTAACATTTAACACTGCTACGGATACGCTTATTGCTACTAATTTTTCAGGTAATGGTGCTGGATTAACTAATATTTCGGGTGGCAATGTTGCAGGTAGTGTTGCCAATGCAAACTATGCAACTAACGCTAATTATTCTAACTTTGCAGGTGATTCACTAACTGCAAATTACGCAAGTTTTTCAAATACAGCTAACAAAGCAGGTACTGTAACAACTGCCGCACAACCTAACATCACTAGCTTAGGTACGATCTCTAACTTAGTAGTAAGCGGTAATATCAATGCCGGTAACATTAATGCATCTACATTTGGACCATACAACGGTTTAATCGGTGCAACAACACCAAACTTAGCTACATTTACTAATGTTACAATGTTAGGTAATGCTAACGTTACCGGTAACGTTAGTGCAGGAAATCTAAACATAAGCAATGTTATTATTGCAAACAGACTTACGGGTACATTAACTACGCCTAGTCAACCTAATATCACTAGTTTAGGAACACTAAGTTCACTTAGCATTAATGGTCAAATAACAGGTCACCTAATACCATCTGAGGATCAGGCATTTGATATCGGTACACCCAATGCACGTTGGAGAACTTTATATATTTCTGCAAACACTATTGACTTAGGTGGTACTACACTTAGCAGTAGTAACGGAAATATTACAACAAATGGTAACTTAACAGGTGATAATGTATCCATTGTTGGTCAATTTATCAGCACACTTGCTACCGGCACAGCACCTATTGTTGTTTATAGTAACACGCTAGTAGCTAATTTAAATGCATCATTGTTAAATGGTTTATCAGCTACTCCTAGCAACGTTGCTAGTACAATAGTATCACGTGATACTAACAGAAACTTTAGCGCAAACATTGTTCAAGCTAGACTATATGGACAATCTAATACTGCAGGTACTGTAATTACTAATGCTCAACCTAATATTACTAGTATAGGTACATTAACAAGTCTAAACTTATCCGGTAGTATATCAGGAAATGCTAATGCAAACTTTGCAGGTAATGTATCTGCAAACTTTTATAGAGGTAATGGTTCATTACTAACTGGTATACCCGGCAATGCATTAGTAGGTACTTTATCTACTGATGTATTAGCAAATACTAATGTATATTTAGGTACCACTGCAGTTTCGTTAGGTAGGGCATCAGGATCTCTATCATTATCTGGTGTGAGCATCGATGGATCTGCCGGTTCTACCGATACTGCAGGTACTGTTACTTCTAACGCTCAACCCAATATTACTTCAGTAGGATCATTAACTGGATTAACAATTAATGGTAACTTGATTGTGACCGGTAGTACACAATATGCTAATGTAACTACATTTAACATCAAAGATCCTATCATTGAGATGGGTGGAAATCCTAATGGTACGCCATTAAGCGGTGATGACGGCAAAGATAGAGGATCATTATTACATTACTTTAAAGACTCAGCAGTTGATGCATTCATGGGTTGGGATAATAGCAATAGTGAATTTGCATTCGGTAGTAACGTTAGTGTAACTAGTGATGTAGTGACTTTTGTATCTTATGGTAATGTTCGTGCTAACTATTTCTTAGGTAACATAATAGGTAATTCTACGTCTGCACTAACGGCTGGTACTGTTACAATTAACGCACAACCCAATATTACAAGTGTTGGAACACTAACCAGTTTAAATATAGCTAACGGGACAGTTACTAATAGTGCTCCTTTAACGTTTACACAAACATGGAATAATGCTAGCGCAGTATTCACTGGTATTAAAGAAAATATTGTTGATACTAACAGTGCAGGAGAATCATTATTACTAGATTTGCAAGTAGGTGGCACAAGCAAGTTTAAAGTTGACAAAACAGGTATAGTAACTGCTAATCAGTATATTGGTAACGGTAGTCAGTTAACCAATATTCCTGCAGCCAACTTAGTTGGTTATGTGCCAAATGCAAATTATGCCCAGTATACCGGTGGAGCCGATACAGTAAGTAATGCATATCAACCTAACATCACCCGTGTAGGGAATTTAACTACATTGACAGTGAATACAGGTGAGATAACGGGAAGCAACCCGGTACGTTTAACACAACATTGGAATAATGCTAATAGACTGTTTACATTATTAGAGGCTAATGTTACTGACGACGCTAGTGTAGTAGATAGCAAATTGATTGACATGATAGTAAACACTTCAAGCGTGTTTACTGTAGAAAAGAGTGGTAACGTATCTGCTACTAACTTCATAGGTAATTTGATAGGTAACTTTAGTGGTAATGTTCTTGCCCCGGGTAGTAACAGAGAAATTATTTATAATGATAGTGGAGTGCTTGGTACCAATTCTAATTTTACATTTAACGAGGCTTCAGGAACATTAACAGTTAAGCTAGCTAACATTACCACTGGTCCAGTGACAATTAATACTCCTGTATATTTTACACAAACATGGAATAACTCTGGTGTTACATTTACACATTTAAGAACAAACATAACGGATACCTTTAGTAATATTAATAGTTTATTATTAGACTTACAAGTAAATAACACAACTAAATTCAAAGTTGACAAGTTAGGTGGAGTTACCGGAACATCTTATTCCGGTTCAGGTGCAGGATTGACTAACATTCCTGCAGGTAATATCACTGGATTAATTGCTAATGCAAACTATGCGGCTTATTCGGGAAATACTAATGTAGCTAATACAGCTATTACGGTTACTACTAACGCTCAACCAAATATTACTAGCGTAGGTAACTTAGTTAACCTAAGAGCTAATACAGGTACTATATCATCAAATGCACCGTATACGTTTATACAAACTTGGAGTAATGGTACTGAGGTATTTACAGGTATACGTCAAAATATAGTAGATAGTGCAAGTGATCCAAGCTCATTATTATTAGATTTACAAGTAGACGGCTCATCAACATTCTCAGTAGACAAAACGGGTGTAGTTGTTTCTAACGTATTCATAGGTGAGGGTGGTAATCTATCTAACTTACAAGCAAGCAATTTAGTAGGTGAGATACCTAATGCAAACTTTGCAACATACAGCACGTATTCTAACAGCACCGGTAATGCAAATATTGCTAATACAGTAACAACTAATGCTCAACCAAATATTACATCTGTTGGTAATCTAACAGGATTGTCTATTGCGTCCGGATCATTGACTGCAGATAAACCATTATCAATTGTACAGACTTGGCAGAACGGTGCTGTTACATTCAATACTATCAGTGCTTCTATAACAGATACTACTAGCAGTGTTAATTCTACATTGATTGACATGAAGGTAGGTGGTACTTCTAAATTCAAAGTAACTAAATCAGGTAACGTAACTGGTACGTACTTCTTAGGTGACGGTAGTCTACTATCTAATATCCCTACAGGTGCATTTTCAAATTATGCAAACTATGCAGGCAACATAACTGTAAACTCTCAACCTAATATTACGTCTGTAGGTAATTTAACTTCATTAACAGTTGCCGGTGACGCAAACATTACAGGTAATCTTACAACTCTAAATGCTAATTTAGGTAATGTGGTCAGTGCTAACTATTTTGTAGGTAATGGAGCAGGTCTAACTAATATATCAGCCGGTGAACTAACTGGACAAGTACCTAACGCTTCAATTTCAGGTACAGTATATACAAATGCACAACCTAACATTACTAGTGTAGGTACATTAGCTAATGTATTCACTAGTGGTAATGTTTATATCCAGCAAAATGAATTATCTAACAGCAATAAAGTTGCATTTATTAGTGCCGCTGATAATGCAGGTGCTGCTACAATTACATTGGGTTCACCAACATCATTGACTTTAGGACAATACAACGTAGCTAGTAAGTTAAAAACAGGTGATCAATTAATTATTTCAGGCGCAATAGGTGACAGTATATCACTTAACAAAACATATTCTATCACTAATGTAACTGCAAATCCTAGTAGCAACGTGATATTAACTGTTACTCCGGATCTAGTTACTAGTGCAGGCGGCGGTGCTAACGTATCATCTATTTCTGTTATAGCACAACGAAGGGTAATAGAATCTTCAAGTACTACTGTTACTGGATATTTTGATGTTGCAAACGTAGGTACACTAACTGTTGGTAATTTAACAGCAACCACAGTAAGCAATAATGCTCAACCTAATATTACTAGTGTAGGTACACTGACTAGTTTGGGTGTGACTGGAACGGTTACAGCAGGTAATGCTAGTTTAGGTAATAATGTATCAGCTAATTTCTTTACTGGTAACGGTGCGTTCTTAACTAATATATTAGGTAATAGAGTAACCGGTACAGTAGCTAATGCGAATTATGCAACTAGTGCAGGTAGTGCAACAACCGCAACTAGTGCAACAACCGCAACTAGTGCAACAACCGCAACTAGTGCAACAACAGCAGGTACAGTAACAACGGCAGCACAAGGCAACATTACAAGTGTTGGTAACTTAACAAGTCTAGTCGTTACTGGTAATCTTACTGCTGGTAATGCTAGCTTAGGTAATTATGTAGCCGCTAATTTCTTTAGCGGTAATGGTCATTTATTATCTGGTGTTACAGCTATCAATGCAAATACAGTAACAACTAATGCTCAACCTAATATTACAAGCACCGGTAACTTAACTAAGTTAATTGTTGCTTCAGGATCACTTACTGATACTGCACCAATAAGTTTTAGTCAGACATGGAATAATGCTAACATTGGATTTACTGCAGTTGAGCTTAGTATTACTAACACAAAGTCACTTGCTTCCTCATTATTAATTGATGCAAAGGTTGGCGGCACTTCTCAATTTAGTGTCTCATCAGCAGGTAATATTTTAGCAAAAAATGCTAACTTAGGAAATCTTGCAACAGCAAATTATCTAGGTGGTACATTAACTACTGCGGCTCAACCTAACATTACTAGTGTAGGTAATTTGAGTACATTGACCGTAACCGGTAATATAGACGCAGGTAATGTCAATGGATCAATATTTGGACCTGTTCAAGGTATTATTGGTGGATCAACACCTAATATTGCATCATTTACTGACGTGGATCTCAGTGGTAATCTGTTTGCAGGTAATGCTAACTTAGGTAATCATGTGGCTGCTAATTTCTTTAGCGGTAACGGAAGTTTGTTAACCGGTGTTAGTGCAACAACTGCAGTAAGCGCAACAAATGCCGCGGCATTATTACAAAACACATCAACTAGTACTACAGCATATTTAACATTTAGTACTTCAAGCAGTAATGGAAATGCATCGGCAGTTATTAATACAAATATTACTGCTAACTTAAGTAATACTTCTATTACCGCTAAGACTTTTGTCGGAAACTTAACTGGGGCAGCAACATCTGCAGCCACAGTAACAAATGGTGCTCAAACTAGTATTACAAGTGTTGGTACGTTAACTGGTTTAGGTGTGTCTGGTAATTTGGTTGCCAATAATATAGGAGCCAATCTTATAACACTTAAATCATATACTGAAACAGTGTTATCACCTGTTAATACAGGTGCAGCTATTTCTCCTAACGTAGCTAACGGGACAATCTTTAACTTTATTGCAAATGCTAACTTTACATTTAATGGGTTAACCGGTGCTACTACAGGTAGTTCAGCAACAATTATTATTAAACAAGATGCAACGGGAAGTAGAGTAATGACTTCAAATATAAAGTTTGCCGCTAATAGTAAGACGTTGAGTACAGCGGCAGAATCAATAGATATTATTTCAGTATTCTACGACGGTAGTGCATACTATGCTACATTGAGTAAAGGATACGAATAATGTTTGCAGCCAGAGCAGGTTTTTTTACTAATCCAGGTCCGCCAGGTCCGCCAATCCATATCCCAGCTAATGCTGTAGTACCATATTATGATACCATGGCAAATATGACATCAGGTGACTGGACTCGTTATAGTAAGGCAGATGGCTATTATATCTGGTCAGCTCAAGATCAGAGTCAAATAGATATTACTTATAGCTCTGTCAGTGGAGGAATGAGTGCCAATGGTTCCACAAGTTTTGCAGGTTCTCACAGCGGATCAACAGTAACTCAAAATGTTACTAGTAATACAGGAGGTTCTATTGCACCATCTGCGAGTGCGGGCGCCTCTTCACATAATCACTCCTTTTCCGGCGGAAGAACAGATAATACCGATACAATGCTTAATAAACAAAAAATTAATTTATTACGATCCATTAGAGCTACTACTTATTTCCCCACCAATACTTTAGTAACAAAACAAAATGCAGCGGCTAATTCGACACCTTTTGTAGATACAGGATATAACTATTTGCATGGTGCTAATGACAATTTAACTCGTACTACAGGTACTGGTTATAGTTTTACAATACCAGTTAGTTTAAGTTCAGATAGTGGTCACTATCACGCTTCAGCCAGTAGTGCTTATAGACCTATGGGCACTGGATCAGCTATACGTAACTATAATATGGCTTATGCTGGAGCACATAGCCATACTGCTTTTGGAACTTTCTCACAATCAACTATTCGAAGTAAATTAGTTAACTTATGGAAACTAACTTCACCCAGTCTTCCAGAATCTGATATAATTATTATGTATGTTGGCATTTTAACAGCATTACCGACATATTGGAAATTATGTAATGGGTTAAACGGTACACCTAATTTAGGCGGATATATTATTGGGTATAGTGATAATCAATGGGATGTCACTACTGCTAGCAATGCTGTCGGTGCTTTAAGTAGTACAGATGCTCCTTATACTCCCCACTATCACAGTGCCAGTTATCAATTGTACACCACAAATGTAAGTGGCCCGTCAGCATTTCACAGTAATTATGGTTGGAGTCACAGCCATACTTTAAGTGGATCTACCTTCAGCTACTTTCCGCAACGCATCGGCGTTGCATTTATACAATATAAAGGATAAATGATGATTAACAATATGGCTAGCCTAAACTTTTATAACTCTCATTTTTATATAAAGTTTGAAAATAAAGAATATCATTGGGATAATTCAGCAAAATTTATTGCTGATACTAATTATCCCTATGCTGATTCTACCCTCTTACTATCCTACGAACCTGATAGAAATATTTATCATGTAGAGCGTGTTGGTCCAGAGGGGTTTGCGGGTCAAGAATTAGAGGAAATTAATTGGTTTGTTGAAAACAAACAGCGTTTAATCCCTATCTTAGAACAACTGATTCAGGCTGCGGTTCCTGTAATTACTTTAGAAATGAGTAGGGTTCAAAAATTATACGAATTAGACTGGATAGTACAAAGACACCAAGAAGAAACATTACTGAATATTCCTCATAAACTAACAGATGAACAATATATGGCTGTGTTAACATATAAACAACAGCTTAGGGATTTAACTAATACGTATCCAAAAGATACACCAAGTGAAAACGTTACTTGGCCTATTGATCCACTAGCTAATTAATTTAGCAATCAATAGTAATTTTTCTAATCTATCAATTGCTTCATTAATTTTTATTAAACATTCTTCTACTTTGAGGTTGTTGTGCGTTCTACGTGCTTCAACCTCTAGTTTGCTCAAGTCAGTTATCATACCATTAATGTTATTGTACACTTTTTTAAGATCAGGGTTGTAACCGGAACTAGACATAAAATTCATAAGCCTGTCACTCTCTTTTTCCCAATCTAATGATGTAGTGATTGACATTATCTACCCAATGATGTATTGGTTTTAGTCATATCTGCACATGTGAATTCTTGATAACTATCTTTTAGTATATCAGGTAAGGGTATCTCTATGATGTTATCAGTAAATTGTTTAGCGACATCATAAAAACTCATAGGTGTTCCTGTACCTACGTTCCATACACCTGATTCTTTTACATTAAAGAAATCAATATGTGTTTGACATACTTGTTTTACTGGGACAAAGTCTCGTCTATAGTGCTGACTGTTTTCAAATAATTTAACAAATCCGTTTTCTTCTGCTTGTTTTTTAAACTTATAGAAAGGACTAGCTTGATCTCCCTTTTCTTCTTCACCTGAACCATACACATTGAAGTATCTAAAACCCTGTATACGTATATTGCATTCTCTATTAGCAAAACGTTCAAACAAGTACTTTGTCCAAGCATAAGGTGTGCGAGGATCGACTGGACTAGTTTCAACAAACTCTGTACTCAATCCATATATGCTTGCTGAACTACTATACTGAAAGTTTACGTTGTTTGCAATGCACTCATTCAATAGCCAACAGCTAAAATCGTAATTCTGTAACATAATCTTTTCAATGTTGCGTTCAATAGTGCTACTGATAGCGCCCATGTGGACGACCCAATCTAATCCTGCAACTGAAGGTAATGCATCACCCCAGTTATATGTTACAACTTCATGACCGTCTAACATTTTGAGCATGTTAGAGCCAATGAATCCTTTATATCCTGTTAATAATATTTTCATTTGAAATATGTTCCTATGTTAAATGCTTTATCATCAATCCATATATCATATGCAGGCTTACCTGTTTTAGCAGTGGTGTATTTTGCGCCCCAATCGGCTAACTGCATTAATGTAATATCATCCCAATTCTTTCCAGTATTAGCACCACGTGCTGTCCAATAATGTATCTCATTTCCCGCATCATATAACATATTAAAATGTGCTATGCGTGATAGATAAGGCTCCGCGTTTGAATAATCACCGTTGGTTACAGTACATATTGTACCATCTATATCTACTATGTATTTCATTTTTGACTATCTCCGGGCATGACTCTGTAATTATCTTCTACACTATCCGGTGTACTAACTTCAACTATAACACCTTCTTCTATGCATATAATTTGATGTGGGAATAAAGGAAGATTACGCCATGTATCCCCTGTAGTTAACTTTGTTTCATTAATTTCTGCATTAGTAGTATCAATGTGTCTTACGATAAATTCCCCAGTTAACACATACCATGTTTCATCTTTTTCACCATGAAAATGCATACTGAATTTTGCATCTTTATTGAAGGATAGAATTTTACCGCAATACTTATCATTAGTAGCAAAGATAAATTCATGTCCCCAACCTTTTTCTACAAACCCTTCTAATCTCATCTAAGTCCCTCTATTTCTATTTCATTTAGTGTTGGTGCATAAACGCCCAAGTGTTGTACAGTTATACTTGATGCATTGATGGCAAATTCAACTGCTGATTTTATATCTTTAGTAACTAGATATTGATATGTTAATGCTGATAAGAAAGTATCTCCCGCACCAGTAACGTCAACAACTTCTACTTTAGTAGCAGGACATTGTATATCGTGATATATTACACTAGCACCACGTGCACCATTAGTTACGATTAGACCTGAACATTCACTTTTAATCCTACTATATTCTAGGTTGTTAATTTTAACCCATGCACCTTGCATACGTTCTAAATCAGTTAATTTAGTATCAATGAACACGGGGCATTTAGCTACTGCTAATATGTTTTCAATCAATTCATATGATACTAACCCTTTATTGTAGTCACTGATTACAATAGCATCATGCTCAATATTGATATCATCAATCGTCAATGGTTCAGATATTATATCATTATCTACCCGAATGATTTGTTGTTTGCTTCTAGCATCAATCATTCTGGTCTTAACACTTGTGCTACCTGAATATAATGTTACGTCACAATCTAAGTTAACTAAGTTGTTATATACGTTGCCAACCATACCACTGCGTTCTTCTTTGTAAAGAGGAACAAATATAGGTACAGGAGCTTCGGGGCTTAGTCTATCAACTATTCCAAATTGATATACATCTAAACAATTATCCCCGATCAATAATATTTTGAATTTTTTGTGTGGTTGAGTATTCATCTATTCGATCAAAAAATACAAGCTGAGGGCATACTTCGCTACCAATGATACGTTTACCTACATAATCACTGCCTTTAACCATAATATCACATGTACTAACTAATTCAGTTAGTTCTACATCTGTATCAAATACAAATACCTTGTCTACATACTTGGTTGCAAGTAGCATTAATCCTCGTTCTCTTTCAGTATTGATGGGTCTATTTTCACCCTTCAATACTTTTACTCTAGCATCACTATCGATACCGACAATAAGTTCATCACCTAAGCTTTTAGCGTGTTCAAGTAGGCCGATATGACCTAAATGAAGAATGTCAAATGTTCCGTTAACAAATACTGTTGTCATATATCTTCCGGTTTAATTCCATTGCTATGTTTATCGTTAGTTTTATCTACATCCTGATACATACGTTTTTCTTGTGCAGTTAGTTTATCTTTATGTGTTTTGCGAGGGTTACCGCAAAGCATACATCCTGGTTGACCACAATCCATTGCATGATGTTTAGCTAAACGATGTGGTTCTTTTATAGCTTTATCTTTATTAGTAAGACCATGCGCTTTTGCAATCTTAACTTGTTTTTTGACTGCAGTTTCATCACGGAAACGGCGACGAGAATTTATATATTTTGCTAGTTCATTGCTCATAGTATGATTATATATCATTGTGTAGTTAAAGCCAAAATAAAAGGTCACCTTAGTGACCTTTCCGTGAAACAATTAAATTGTTTCATAATCCTCTTTGCCTACTGCTGCCGAAAATGGAAGAAAAAGCGCAGGAAAATTATCTGCTACCGTCACAGGAAGAAAACGCTTATACAGAAAAGACGGTACTTGGACATGGCAATACCCAGAAAAATAGGGACCGAAGTCCCTATGCTATTTTTGGTTACAAGGTATAACTACCTCGCTATTAGGCGTTTGCTGCCAATAGGAATTGTGAATCGTTTGCGATTACTTTTTTGCTTCTACGGCCGAGTTCCCCCAACCCTAACGGCTTCTGCTTTGCCGAGCTGTCCACTAATTTACTTGTTGCCCTGTCGAATCTATATCAGGCCCTTCATAAAGAATCTATGTAATACTATCCAGTAAAAGTAGTTTAGCGGAACTGCTAAACATAACAATACGTGATACCATTCAATATTCATAAACTTCCTTATGGTGGACCTGGGGGGATTCGCACCCCCTTCCAAGACACTTTTCTCTTTGCTTCGTACAGCAATAACTTTACTCACCATCTTCATGGTGACTTTGCCAGTCCATTAGCCAGTATATACATACAGCAATACAGACTCCTATAACTAACAAAACAAAAGTTTTCATACTTTATTTATTAATTTAGTCACTTTTATAGACCAAATACTTGAGCCGGGATATAATTCCGCTTTAATATCAAATAATTCTTCTAATCGTCTAACATTCTCACATACATCAGGGAACTGTGTAGAGTGATAATCATGTCCTGCAATAATACCATTCAATTTCATATAGGGTATGAAGTGACATAAATTGTCCCAATCATTAGGATTGGCATGCCCTGCATCTAAGAAAAACAAATCAATAGGATCAGGAGTATATACTAATATATGCGGACTATCACCCTTTATCATATTGATATTCTTAAACTCTTTGGTATTCTCTATAAAGTCTTGCTCAACATTATACAGTTTATCAGCAATAGGGAAACTGTTTTTAATTGAATCCTCATCTGAACAACCATGCTGTTGTCTCATATCAGTAGGAAAATAGTCAATACAATTGATGGTAACACTGGGATCTGCTGACATTGCAAAGCAAACAGCACTTCTACCAAACATTGATCCTACTTCTACAATATTTCCATTGACAGGAACTTGTTTTGCAATAGTCTCTAAGACTTTTAACTCGGACTCAACCATCCATCCCAATATATCTGTTTTATACGGCATTCTTATTTTCCATAAAGCTGTTTATAATATTCACTCAACCATGCCCAATCATAACTGAGCATTAACTTGTCCATGTTACCATCTACTGATTCATAATACTTTACAGCATCATTAGCACCTTGTATACATGTTTGGGCATAATCGCCCTCTGCAACGTTTAACCAATTACGCAATCTATATTTGCTTGCGGTGTCATTGTTCTTTACTACACTGTCTTTAATCTTTAGTGTCTCACGGAATGCGGTACGCCATGTTTCTAACTCACTAGTATTGAACAGAGCAACACCTGACAGAATATTTAGCGACTGATGCTTACTAGCCAAAGTAAAGTCTAACCCATTTACTTCTGTATTCAATGTAAGTTTCTTGTTGTTAGCAACAATAGCCATATGACCGTACTCTAATTGATTAACTGGGTTCAATGCGTTGAATATATAATGTTTTGGTTCTTGTAATCTATCAGGTTGCCATTGCCAATCAAATTTATCTGACACTTTCAACTTAGCATTAACAAGAAAATACCAATTAGTATCTGATATGTTAGCTGCCGCATGTTGACTAGCTACACGACCAGATACTTTATCAATGCGTTTAACATTGTTGGGCATACCTTTAGTAACATTCAACAGATGTTCATAGTTTTGATCGGCAACAGTTTCACCGTTACTAAAGAATACAATATCTAATGGCTTACTAGTATTAGTCTTTGATATAGTTTTTATATATGGATATTCATACAATTCATTAGTAACTGTTTTACTAGCTTCTTTGGGTACAATGATGCGTGTCCCGCCTTCGTGTGTAATCAATATGTTCTTATCTTTATTACTCCATAGATTGATTGTTTCAGTATCTTTGTACTCTACAATGTTATCAGCAGTCATAAACACAGCATAGGGAAAGTTATAGTCAACATTAATACTATTTGCATGTGAATCTGTATTAGTGAATGTTGGTGCAGGTAATCTAGATACTTGCTGTTGCTTGTTATAATTTACTTCAGTATCTTCAAGTAACTCTACATCATTAATAACTTCACGCAGTTTATTAACATTGATTAAGAACGTATCACCAAACTTCTGACTATCACTAGGGAATACATGTAGTTGTTCTCTAGTAAAAGGATCACATATGTATGTGAAATCAAATGAACTGTAATCACATATAGAACTAGCTACCCAAACATAATGTTCTTTCTTTTCAGGGAGCAACGGTAACAAGTCTTTGAATGTGTCAATATAACTATTTCTATACTTAACAACTATCTTACCCTGCTCTACTAAGTGTGACATATCAGTATTGCCATGGTCAATGTAAACAATATCATATAATACATTCGATGCTTTAGCCCTTTTAGTTTTTACAAAGTTAAGACCGTTTAAATGTTCAATGACCTTAACATACTTTGTACTCTCTAAAAAGAGTTCTTTATTAATAACATATGTGTTACCCCAATGAGTCCATTGTGTTCCAAATATATGTATCATTCGCATTTGCCATGGATTAGGATAGTATATGAAGTCAAACTCGCTATAATCTAGTTCACTATTCAATACCCAAAATAGTTCTGTGCTACAATGATTAATACATCTTGCAATAGTATCAGTCCATGATCCTATGTAACGTGTCTTTTTAATATTAGGGAAGCGTTCTTTAAGTGCATTAAATTGTGTTTGTGATTGCGGGTTTCCTCTATCAATGTAGAACATATCTATCGGTTTAAACAACCTAGCGAGATACTCATCATCTAACTGTTTGTTCTCAATATAGTTAAAATCTTTGTATCCTTTCTTTATCATTTTAGTATTGACAAAGTAACTTTGTGTTGATTCACTCTCAGTAGAACCAAACACATTTATATACTTAAAGTTAGCAATAGTCGGACGCCATGTAAAATCAAACTTATCATAGTCAATGTTATCACGCAATGCCCAGAAGACTTCATCAGGGTGCTGTTCAATCAACTCATCCAATGATGATTGTATATAGTATACTGGGAAATTAAGACTACTTATATCACGGTCAATGTTAACTACTTTATTATTATGGCCCGGTACAACATATCTAGGGCCGGGGTCTAGATCAAGCAACGTATTAAACTGATATATGTACGGTGGACTAGTTGCGTCTGGATGCCAGCTATAATCAAAATCTTTAATTACAGCATTTTCCCAATGTGTCATATCCGCTTTAATTTTAGCATTAGGTTCAGTTATATACTTAATATTAGTTGCACCATCTGATACGTATTGAGGACCATGTGTTTTTGCCCATTGAGTACCAAATTGAAATATGAATGGTGGTTCGGCGGGATCAGGATGCCAGCTATAGTCAAATTGAGTGGTATCAAACTTTTCAGTATTCACCCAGTGTCTTGAAATGACGTTTTTTCTATGTACAGGTTCTACGTCTGTGCGATATATTTTTACATTGTCAGCTTTTACTGAGCATAACCATGTACCACTATCACTCTGCCATTGACTAGGCCAGATATTGATATGGTCTGTTGCCCATACATCTTCATCGGGTAAGAATTCAAAATCAAAATCCCAATCAATATTTTTGTAATCACAGAACTCGTTAACAATCCAAAAGTGTTCAGTTGTAGCTAGTTGTTTAGCTGTATCAAAGTCTTTGGCGTAACGTTCTCGGGGATGTACATTGGGTTTGTCCCCGTAATAAAACACATCTCGTAGCATAAAGATACTTATGATAGTACTTTTATACCATATAGTTTTTCAAATCGATCTGCATCCGCTCTGTCATTGACCATTGGTTCACCTCGTACATTCAAGCTAGTGTTAAGTAGCATAGGGCAACCGGTCATAACATACCATTTTTCTAGTAGTTCTCGTATTCCGGAGCCATCCTTTGGAACAGTCTGTACCCTACTAGTGTTGTCATAATGAATAATAGCAGGAAATAAGTCAGGAACCCGACAACGACTGATGACTTGCATATACCTACTGTTACTCCAGCCACAAGGGATATCAAAATACATATCAGTATACTCCTCCAAAATAACTGGCGCAAAGGGTCTAAATTTTTGTCTATGTTTAATTTCATTTACTTTATCCTTTATTTCTTTTCCTCTTGGGTCTGCAAGTAAGCTTCTATGTCCAAGGGCTCTAGGTCCAAACTCAGCACGACCACTAGCCACACCAACAATGCCAGTGGTAATAAGATTATCAAGTAGACGATTAACAGGGTAATCACCAGGTATAGTATGACCCAAATAAGCACTAGTCCAATTAAGCTGTTTACCGTAACCGAGCGCACATGCACCAAGACTAGAACCAGCATCGCCAGGATTAGGCATAATCCAAATGTTATCATAATAATCCCCTAATAATCGATTTGCTAAACAATTTAATGCTACTCCTCCGCCATATACTAAATTCTTACTACTACTTAGCATTCTTGCTTTACTAATCACTGAAGTAATCAACTGTTCTGCTATTAGTTGTGTACTATATGCGATATCCATTACATTAGCATCCTTTATAAAATCATCAGGCACACCTATATGTAAGTTATCATTGAACACTATATTTTTGTATGACTTAATTAATGATGTAGACATTTCTTTCAACGGAAGAATGTTTCCGTAAGCAGACATACCCATTAAAATGTACTCTTCATCCATCGGGCTTAATCCTGCTCTCTTAGTCATTGCGGAGTAAAATAACCCTATACTATCTGGGTACTGTTGTCCCCATAGTTTCTTATATTGCGCTACACCGTTCTTATCATAGTAAGCATTCCAAATAGTAATAGTATCAAATTCACCAATAGCATCAATAACAACCACTGTGGCATCAGTGTATGGACTAGTTTGGAACCCTGCTGCCGCATGACTTAAATGATGATTATGTGTATGAATCTTACTCTTGCGTCCATCTTCTAAACGGTGAAGTAAGCCTGTACCTATGATCTCTCTTGCAGATAAACTAGATATCATAGTTTTTTCTCCGCTACGCAATTGCCGTAAATATTTAATTAGCGGCCTTTCGTAATAATGAACCTCGATATCACTAGATGTTAGGTATGGTTTGGCATCTTCTATAATGTCAATGCCTAAGTGTTTAGTGTGCTTGTGTTTATTGTAACGTTCACTATGTCCAGCAAATAGAATATTACCACTATTATCTACAATACTCAATGCGGCATCGTGAAACCCTGCTGATATTCCTATGTAGTTCATGGTTTAATAAATAAAGGGATCACGTTTCTTCATTGCCTTTAACCTTTTGCGATATTTGTACTCTCGTACCATCTTTAAGTATATATTCTTAATAAGATTAAACATTTTGTTCTTGCCATTCTTTAATAGTTCCTACATCAACATACTCAGTAACTTTCTTAGTTAAGAATGTTTTACCATTACTAATATTATACTGAATGATATGACTGACAAAGAATTCATTTGTCATACTATGTATCAACTTTTCATACGCTGATACAAAATCATAAATTCTATTAAACTTATATCCGCCCACACAAAACTCATTACTAACAATAGACTTTTCTACTATACTTTGAACTATACCATGTTCATTTGCTATAACAAAACTCTTGTTTGCTATCTTATATAGAACATCATGCTCACTTACCGTAGATATGCAAATATAATTACCATCTGAAACTTCATGGTCAAAGTAACTATCACAATCTTTAATGAAAAAAGAATGGTCAATATGTATTTGTGCTAGATTTATAATCTGATATACAGTATCAGCTGGACCCCTAGTTACTTCAGGTAACACTACAACGTTAACACCTAGCTCTCTGATAATATCTCCGCTGTTGTACAACTCATCATGTTGTTTAAGTATACCAACAGTAACATTATATTTACCTATATAAGGTTCTATAGCATTGTGTAACATTATCTTACCATTGTTATCAGTAAGCAAGTATTTTGGTACAGTACCCGGAAAACGGGTAGATAATCCGGCGGCAGGTACAATTACTTCCATAATCTCTTTATCTCCTCTAATATCAATCTATGCTCTGTTGTACCTACTTTACAATGTCTGTACACTCTGAGTAGCATCAATATGTATAAATTATTGTCAAATGCAATAGCAAAAGCTGATTCTAATATATCGTGTAAAATCTTTAATTGAACCGTAAGTTCAGTCTTACCGTCTCTAAGAAACCAGTGACCATCTATGTCTTGTCTCATCTTAGCAATATCAAATACCCAACTATCATATGGGCCGGTTACAGTATCTATCATATAAAACTTACCATTACTGTATAGTAGATTCTCTAATGTGAAATCACCATGACATAGACTTTGTGGTAAGTCTTTTGGTAATCTAATATATAATTCATCGGATGTAAATGGCAACTCACTACAATCAATCAATGCTAACTGTTCTTGATATGTGTTTGCATAGTTTTTAGACTTACTTGTGTACTTAAACCTATCAACTGTTTCTATGATAGAGTTTGCTAACAGCTTTACATCGTGCCGTAATATAAACGTTTTCATATCAATACCCGATATGTATTCCATATCTAGCGTATCGTTACGCATGTTTATAATTTTAGGTACGTTGAAGCCATGTGATGCCAACTCTTTCATCTTGTCATGGTTACGTTGAACGTTTTTGCGTTTTCTAACAAAGCGTTTGCTGAATGAATTTTCTATCAACATCACGTGTGATTTAGAAAACCCTTTAAATTTAGTTACAACAGTTTCTCGTAGATGTTTTTGCTGATACCATATTTCGGAGTTTGTTTTTATAATTTCATATGAGTATGAAGCTAAACCTCTACTATTACTTCTAGCTATGTAGAACTTATTAAACGGTATTAATTGGATAGAGTTAAACAATCGATTAAAATGTTCTGCTAAAAATTCATGTATGTTAGTTGTCTCAATTAACTTAGGGGTTGTATAATCTATGTCTAACAACTTTAGAATCGTATTGCTATCTCCGATGAATATTTGATCCATGACGTTACCAATTCCATTACGGTGAAAGTCACCGTAACAATACATGGTATTAGAGTTCATTTTGGATATGAAGTCTTGTAACAAATCACTATATTCAATATATAAGTCAGGTCGTATAAGAATGATTACATCGTATGTTTTGTTACTTTTATGTATTAGTTTTAAACCTTCATGCCAACGATTAATCATTTTTTGCTGGTTATATAAGTAATACAGTGGCTGAGAGATAACGTAGTCAGTAATTGGTAAATATCTTTGTATTCTATCAATTGTTACATTCTCATGTATATTGATGTTTAAGTTATCGTTAACCTCAGAGGTCTCTGCCCATGTTGAAAAATAGTAATCCACTTTGCCGCATTTATCGAATTCCCAACTTGGATGCGCTATTTCAAATTCTCTGTACTCACCAGAAATTAACACTGCTATGTTCATTTGATAAACTTATTAAAATACCCGTTGTTCCACTTATCTTCTGCATTTTGAATCACATTCTCCGGCCATGCAGTTTTGAGTGCATCTCTTCCCATAATATCTATCTGATTGAGTAACTGTAAATCACGCCAATTATGTTGTGCATTCATTACATCATCAAAAGTAGGGTTATTGTTATCAGTTAGATAGCGATAGAAAGTGCAATTACTAAAATTTTTAGCATACGCAATTGGTAATGTATTATTGCAATGATTAAACCACCACGTATGCCAATCACCCTCACCACCGATAATCCATTTGTTAATGTCTAATGTACTAAACAACTTATTCATATTGCTATAGGTTGAAAGAAACAAAACATCTTGTAGTTTTCTATTAGTAATGTATTCGTCAGTAGCCCATGCTACTCCTAATGAGTTTTCATATTGTTCTATACTGTTTAAGTCGATTGGGCAACTGTAATTAAAGAACAAATCAGGTCGCATTACAATCACATAGTCATAGTGATTATTGCTTTCTTTTATAAGATTAAACCCTGATATCCAACGATGCATCATCTTAGTGCTATATTTTACTTCCTTAATTAAACTTTGTGGTTCAATTAGTACTGTAGCATCTTTGTGTAAATCATTAACAACACGGTCATAATTAACCAATTCTGTATGGTCTAGATTAATTTTAGGGCTAACGTAAGATGAGCTATCCCATGTACTTACGTATATATCAACACGTGGATCATACAGAAAATCCATTGTTCTTCTACAATGTCCAAATGTTCTATACTCCCCACTTATCAATACTGCTATCTTCATAGTTTAGACCACCTGTTGTACATGTTAGTAAGTTTAGGGAATGTCTTTAAAAAGTTTGTTTTTCTTCTACGGTCATGTTCATTAACAAATATGATAAAGTCTTTACGACTGGTATCAAACCACGGCTTAGGATCATCAATATGAGATTTAATCAATGTTTGAATACGTTTAAGACGTTCAACTTCTTCTGGATAAAATGCTTGATGTGACATATTGTTAGCAACTACATTACTATCCATAAAATCTATTTGACTTTGCATTAGGTCCAATTGTTCTTGTTCCATGATAAACACACTTTGGTGCAAAGGATAGCGTAGATAAGGTATATCTAATAGCATTGGATAGTGTGTTGTAGTACCATACTGTTGTTTGAATGATAGTATATCTTTTAAGAAGTCAGTATATGTAGTGACGCTTAACAAGTTATATGTACTCATTATAGTAAACTGAATGCCCGGGATAGCTTGATACATCTTGTGCATGTTAGCAATCCAGTCATTGTAATTCATACCATAACGAATATACTCGCTTGCTTTACCGTGTGCTTCAGCAGAAGTAAACAATTTAAATCGTTTTAGTTTCTTCTCATTGATAATGATTTTTACTTTTTCAATAAACTTATCCATCAACTCGTCTGGTGCATTCATATTAGTATTGATTGCAACTTCCAAATCTGTGTTAGGATTTTCAATAATGTAATCTAATACTTTGAATGTGTTTTTGTTTAGTAATGGCTCACCACCTGTGATTCTAAAGTACTTAAGACTCTTGTACATATCAGGAAACCAATTCCAAAAAGCATCAACATAAGGATTCTCTTTGTTATTTGGAATAGGCATTGCATCAGTAGCTTTTAACCATTCTAAATTGTTGAATTGATTGCTTGTCGGGTATGCACCATATCTTTCAACTTCTTCCATCCACTGACTGCTTATCTGAGGAGCACAGTAACTGCATTTGAAGTTACATACGTTACCAAAGCTTACTTCTACGTAGCTAGGATCAATGTTAGCGTTCCAAGGCTTGTTAACAATCTCATCAATATAAGGATATGCCCATGATTGATCCGCACTCTTAAAAGTTCTATCACTATAATGTTGATTAGTGTCTTCTACATTCCAACAGTAATCACATTCCCGCGGGCGAACACCTTCAAGCATTAACTTTCGTTGTTGCTTTTTATATTCACTATTGTGTAATGCTGTAGAGTTAATTTTAATTTCACTTACAGGCACATGATGTGATGACGGGTGATGACAGCTATGTGTGTGACCATTTTGCAGATGCATTGTTACTTGCTTCCACTTAGCTACACAGAAACTAGGACTAATTTCGTTAATCTCTTTATGAACTTTGTCTATATGATTATCTGACATTACCATCCTTCTATTCTACGAATTACATCCATCTCACGAACTAGAGGACCTAGATTGTGTTTGTCTGCGTTATAATGACGTTTAAAAAATTTACTCTGTGACCCATCAAAATGAAGCATCGGCAGGCTTAGCTTATCGTGTAATGCGGCTCCGAGCAATGCTGACTCACGGTCTGGATCTCTATTTATATGTTCTTCCCATAGTACAGTATAATTATCAAACCATTGAACATTCTTTGGATCCCATTCTGTAAGCATAGTCATGTATGTACCTAATCGTGCTCCGTATATAGCCCATTCACCGTTCTCTACGTCACGACCAATGTTATGCCATATGGTTAAATTATTGAAGTTTCTACTAGCTACACTTTGTTTGAACTCGTCTACACTAGGTCTCTTGCCACCAGCTAAACACATCTTAACACCTTCACGAAAGCCTGCTCTCCATGCTTGAAATGGTGAGTAATTTGGATAAGTTGTACTATAGCAATCGTACATTGCCCAGTATAAGTTATCAGAAGAATCCAAACAGAAATCAACTGTAGTTGTATCATTGCCGTCGCTGTGTTCGTGTGTTTGCATTTCACGTACATATGTTTTTGTCCATGAACTCATTCCACCATTGCCGTATCGCAAGCCGTTAATACTATTGATTGCTCTCCATCTGAACTGTGCTTGTTTATAGATTGGATCTTTGTCTGAAAAGTCTAATTGCATATTGAAGAAAGATTCATTCGGCATGTTATCACCATCAATTAAGATAAAACGTTCGGTGTCACTTGCTTCACCTGCGGCTTTGTGTGCGGCGTCACTGCCTTTAATGCCATCAACACGTTTAGCCCAAGGCACCATGTTTTTAATCTTTAACCAGAATTCTTCTTTTTGTGGTTCGTCATAGCTGAGATAGATACAATCTAAGTCTGCTATATCAATTATATCATCTGCGTCTATTACGTTATCTGTCATATCATTTATTCCCCATCTTATTATGTTGTTGTAATCATCATCTACTACAATAGATATGTCCTGTTTTGCACATTTTATACCTGATCTGTGCTTAATGAATTTGCGCGGTGCTGTAGCTTCTTCTAAACTAACTATTTTTCCGTTAATAACTTTTATACTATGATTCTTGCATAGGAAGTCAAAATGGTCTACAACTATATATTTTCCATTGATGTTAGTTGGCTCTATAGAATCAACTACACATACATAAGTTATAGGATACCCATATTCATCGTAGTATAATCTATATTCATCTGACATTCTTTTTCACTACTTTATTAAAATCCTTAACATGATAGTGAAAAGGGTGCTTTTGTACAAAGGTGTTAATTCTAAATCCATTCTCTGTAAACTCAGTTACTAGTTCTTGTGTCCAATCATTAGTTGCTAAGTCATTAATCATTTGCTTCATATGAACCATAGTAAACTTGTCATAAGAATTCATAGTTGTATTTTCAATACCCAGTATATGACATGCTATACTATAAGCCCAATCAGTAGATACTTCTTCGGTTGACTTGCATTTTAGTATTAGTTTATATTGTTCCCAGTTTTTAAAAATATCTTTTACAAGTTCAAAGAATTGCTTTGCCAATTCACTTTTTCTGAAATACGTAAGTGCGTTATAACAGTTAGGTAAATTGTTGTTGATAATAAACTGTCGATAGTACACATCTTTTACAATGTCTCCCCTGTAGTTTCGAATGTCAGTTGATACAACTAAATCACGATCCTTAAAGGCATCCCAATAATAGTCAATATTACTAGGTACAATCATATCAGCTTCTAACTTGATTGTATAGTCATATGGGCTTGCTTCGTATACTTGCCAGTCATTGATTAATTTCCAATTACTAGTTGGTGCTAAATCTCCGTACGGTAATGCAACAATGTTATCGAAGGCTGAACAATCGCTTTGATTATCACTAATCAACGTTATATTAGATTCGGGCATTGCTTTTTTTATACTTAATGCTAAAGCTTCTGCACATCCTACATAGTCTATCTCATGCGTGTTTTGTGCTAATATAACATAACCTTTATTCATGAATAATCTCCGCAAAGTTGTTTTTGTTTAGCATATGAAAGTCTAAGTCTTTGATTGTAATATATTCTTTCTTCAGTTTGTTATTCTTCATTGTATCATGCAATAAGGTGTATTCAGTATCTGATTCTTTGTACACGTGCGTTCCAGGACCAACATGTAATAACTTCCATGGCATGAATGATCTTTGGTTATCTATGTGCCCATTTACAATACGTAATGCAATCGCAAACGCATAATCATTTCTATAGTAAGGTAAAGTAATACCGTGCAATTGAACATAGTGTTGGTAGTTATCTTGTACCATTTTTACACAATTAAAAATGTGCTCTGCATATTTGGATTTATTAAAGGTGAGTGTGGTTGCCCACACACTATCTATTCCCGAGTAGCCCACTCTTTCTTGTGTGTCACTAGGTGCCATCAGAAAGTTAATTTCTTTATGACACATAAAGTTATCATATATGTCAAACGTTTTTAGTAAACGATCACTGTTGACTACGTAGTCAACATCCAATACTAATGTCTCATCATATGGACTAAGTTCAAATGCTTGATATCTACCTTTGTTCACCCAAGTACTATGGTTTCGTTTATTATCTCTAACACTTTCAACGTGTACTATTTTATCAAATGTGTAATCATATTTGGTTAAGTCAGTGGTGCTATCAGTTATTAACGTTACCGGTAAGTTCAAGAACCTATTAACTCGTTTAGCCGTAAAGATTGCCATTTCAACGTAATCAGTAGTTTCATTGTTGAAAGCAAATAACACAGCTCCCTTCATCTTTTACTTTCTAATTGTTTCCATTCAGCTAACCAATCAAACATAACAGTATTATATACTTCTTTAGTTTTGGCTAATATGGTGATGCGTGTAACTTTTACTGGATTTTGGTAACTATCAAGTAGTATAAGTGTTTCATCTGTTGAAGAATTTAGAAAAGTTAACAGGTCAGTAGATGCTTTCCACAACCCACCTTGTTCAGCAAATATTAGTTTGCTTTCGTATTTGTCTTTGAGATATTCTTTAGCTAAGTTGTGATTAAACCGTGCTTTAACTTCAGTCAATAATTGTTTGGTGTCCATACATACTCCTAAAAGTATTTAGATAGTAGTACAGTTACCTAATTAAATTTAATTACTGTGCTGTTACAGACATAACCACTGAAGGTATTCCCCAAGATTCTTGGGTCAAGTATGATTGTGAACTGACGATCGGAGGGATGACATAGAGGTATCCAATACCGCCGGCTGCTATTGAAGTACTATAAGGAGCCACATCTACTACTAGTTTCAAAGTAATAACATTACCATTAGCTCCATAGGATCCTTTATCTCCGCTAGTATTTACCAACACTTCAATAAAAGAAGCATCGTATCCAGGAACCCCATTACTTACCGTTTGTTTAAAAATACTGACAGGGGTAGAGGTATAAGTAGTTGGTTGAAAGTAATCTTGTGATCCTGAAATAGACCCAGGAGTACCTGAACCGCCTATTTTAGTAGTAGCGGCAAATTCCACACCTGCTATTTTAGTTTTAGTAGAGCCGCCAGCCATAGCAGACCAATATATAGTGCCTGCTTCCTGTGCCAATCTAGAAATCATCAATCGTGTCGGAACTCCTGACTGATATCCGGGTTGCCAAGTTCTGACTGCTAGTTGGCCACCGCAATTAAAAAAGAATCTAGCTGAGTCACCAGTCGGAAACGTTGCAGTCATTGTATATGTTAACTTGTTAGTCCATGAAAAAGCATTTTCTACTGTATATACAGAATAATTACCTTGAACCGCACTAGACATTCTATTTGTGTCTATTTTATCAATATAAGTTTTAGTAAGACCTTGGTTATATAATATGTTAATGCCAGGAGCAAACGTATCCTTAGGGACACTGTAACTTAAAAGAGTAGCCTGATGTTGGGCTATCGTATTAGTTAAATTTTTCATCCCATTCCAATCTGATGCAAGTACCGGATCACCTACGTTAACGTTTGGTAATAATGGTGACTGTCCGTACCCTCTGTTTCCAAATCCGTAACCCCATAATGTGTTAAGTCTTTGGGCTGTAGGTACGGGTCCTATTAACTGATTTACAACATCGACGGCTTCAATTTTACCAGATTGTTCGTAAGCCATTTATGCCCCCGTAACAGTACGTATTTGTATATCCCAGTTATTGATATTAGAATAATCATCAGATACTAGTATAGATATATCTTCTTTAGTACATGCAATACCATCTATAGTCTGAACTAGTTGTGAAAAAACTGCTTGAGATTTTTTTACAATATTACCATCGACAATTTTTATATCCATTCTACATGCCGCATATACCAAACTATCAATTACAATGTATTTTCCCTCAGGCTTTTCACATGTGTAAAACAACACACTACCGTTATCATCGTAATAAAGTCTAAATTCAACCTGTTGCATATTATACCGCTACAAAACTTCCAGTAACTGTAGGTGTTCCCCAAACGTTATTTAAGTAAGTAGTAGACGGTGGTACAACAATGCAAGTTACGGAAGTTCCTGCATTTACCGTTAATCCATTAGGAACTTCATCCCATAGAATTGTTACAGTGATTATATTACCGTTGTCCTGATTTGAACCTACAGGACCGTTTGTTTTCATATCAACTTTAATAAATGAACCTGTATATGTAACAATACCAAATCTTGCTAATTGCTTGAATACAGTAGAGTATGATGTGGTTAAACCGTAATAACCTTTATTAGCATCTAATATAACCGGAGGGGCTTGAGAATTCTTTTGTGTTATTCCGTTATAGTCAGTAATTGCAATAACAGTCTTGCCGCTACTTGGTGCACTTAATACAAGTGTACCCGCATCTTCTGCTAACTTATTCATCACGTAATTAACTGTATAACTAGGACCTATAGGTGATGAGAATGTAAATTTAAGTTGTCCGCCACTATTAAAAAAGTATCTAGCGGCATCACCTGAAGAGAACGTTATTGTTTGAGTAAATGTACAAGAATTACTCCAAGTAGAAGTACATTGAGTTGTTACAGAAGAAGTAGTCCCTTGTGCAACGGCATATAACGCCCTAGTTTTTAATAATGCAATATTGTTAGGATAATCTGCATCGTATGTAATAAGACTATTCACTGCAGTGCTAGGAAGAAGTCCTAATCCAGTACCTTGATGGTTTCCCATCGCAGTAATTCTAGTATTTAAGCTAGTCCATTGTGAACTAGTTACTATGTCTCCTAGTGCAACATTAGCTATCGGGCTAAGTTGCCCGTAACCATACATCCCTGTACCAGTGTTATACAGACTATTAACACTAGCTCCCGAAGATGAGTTAGTTGCTAAATTATTAAAGGATGCTGCGTCTATTAAACCGTTTGCACTAAAAGCCATGTTATACCCTTATGTTCACTACAGCTAATACTGTTCCTACACCTTCATCATTTTTAGTCGTAAGTGAACGACCAATTACATTGAATGCGGTTAATTCACTCTTATTACCTGCTCTAGCAAGACCTTTACCGGCACTTACCAATCTATCACCCTTCTTAACTACACCTGTCACATTTACAGTAACACGTCCACTCAATGCGATAGGAGGGTGAGTTTCATCATTTCCTGCACCTTGATTCATCAAGTATGCCGCTGTATTAGATACAACACCGAATACATCTTCACTTAAATCAGAAGATACTGCAGTGATTTCTTTTTCTCCACCAATCTCAACGACTGTGCCTGGAGCATAAACTGCATCAGCTTCAAAACGTTCTGCCAAGTCAGCGAATGTTGCTTGCCAACGAGCGCCTGAGCCTAATGTCCATGTACCAGTAACTGTACCGCCACCTGCAATTGCAGTAGTAGTAACTTTAGTTGGTGCGATGTTTCCAGTAAACTGCGTTACGGCATTTGCACCGGTTAAATAGTCAAACACGTTAGAGTTGGTATATGAGCCTGATGGGTTAAAAGATACACCGTTTGCGTACATATAGTTATCACACTTGATACCGTTAACACTACTAGGTGAAAATGTAATATTACCGGTAGAAACGAACATTGCATTACCAGTAGAATTGCCGTACACTGTCCATCTACCATACATAGAACCTGCTGTACTCGGAGCCGATGTTAAGTTAGCTGATGTTGTTATTAAACCAGTAACTGCAGTACCCATAGTAGCAGTTGTGATTCCTGCTGTGCCCGCTGATAAAGTGTCGGATACCGTTGCTAAACGTACAGTTATCGTATCACCTATAATATTACCTGCTATACTGGCATTATTAGCAATCACATTACCAGTAACTGTTAAGTTAGCAAAAGTAGCATTACCACCTGAACTAGTAGTAGTAAGAGTATACCATGCCGCTGAATTTGTTGTACCGTCAGCTGGACAAACTTTTAATGTCCCTGTACCAGTAATATCGTACCATAGTTGACCTCGAATAGGGTTTGATGGCGGTGTGTTTGCCGCAAAGTTTTCCACTATTCTAACCATATTAGTATCTAATGTTTGTCCGTAACCTGAGAAGTTCCTGCCCGGTAAACCGATAGAACTACTACTGGTGTTTATGGTACCATCAGCTATTGTTGTTAGTGTGCTACCATCGCTTCGTATGATTGTATATGCCATTTATTTGCTCCGACTATTGCAAGTATTTATCTTAAATTGTGACCAGGTTTGTTAAGCTCTGGATTCTGATCGTATAATCTATCTGAATTTGTCTATTCAGACTCTTTTGTACGGGGTGAAATATTACGTGAGTAAGTAACTTAGTTAGCTCATTTCCCGTATTGTCTCGACCGTAATCTGCTAATAACCCGATTTCATCGAATGTATAGCTACTTTCTAATTGGTTTCCATTGTCAAATGCGCTTTGACCAGGAGGCTCACCGTAATCCAATAAACATTGAACTATGATATCTGAGTATACTTTTCCCGACACGTGACTTACTGTCATCTTATTTCTTGTAGGATCCGTGTTTAAAACATTTGTATCATCAACTATTTTTGCGTATGTTTGATTATATAGTGCGGCATTTTGTCCAGTTGTATTAGGAGGTAGGTATGTAATAATACCAGTTTCATCTACGCTTGCACCACCATTACCGAACGCCATCTTGTAAATCTGACCAAAACCTCTACTGCTCAACGTGTAAGCAATAGCTTCACTAATGTTTTCATAGTGTATCGCATTCTTTTTGTCTACAAATACCTCATTACTGTTGGGGTCATAGACTTTTAAAAAGCCCTCAATTTTCATTGGAATCATTATATTTGACATTAGTTATCGCCTCGTGCTTGAAGTAAAACTTCGTTAGTGTCCGGGTCGGTTATCTTTATAAAGGTGCTAAAGTAAAACCCACCTGTTTCATCAGGTTTGGGCCCTATTTCAGCCTTTTCTTCAACAACATTTTCGGTTTTATCGTTATTCATAATAATATATTTATCTTTTAAATATTACCGGATTTTAAGAATCTTGCAGGATCTGTTGTGCTTAATTGCAACGGATTACCCGAATATACATATGTTATCACAGCGTCATCTCCGGGAACTACTGCAGGAGATCCGGTAGTTCTTATTATCCATAATGTAGGATAGTTAGGATCCTTAATGCTAGTTGCTATGTCAAATGCGGTTGGGTCAGTTCCAAAAACAATAGAAGCACCGGCTTTTACATTTACAATATCAGGTGTAGTAGCTATTAAGAACTTAAATTCACCAGGTGTCGTACTGGTAACAGTAGTTGTTATATCTTGGAACACAATATCATCCCATACCTGATAATAGTAAGGTTTAAACAATTCATTAGTAGGAATCAAACTGAATACTTGTGAATAAGTAGAATGTACATTCTGAGCACCTGTGCCCTGAATTCCACGTGTCAAACCTGATATTGTATTATTTGTGTAGTCAATTAGATTGAATCTAATTCGTTCACTATTGATTACTAAAATTTCACCCACACGCAATGTTACAATTACTCTATCACCTAATGACACTTCACTATTAAATTCTATTACCGTAGCAGTATTAATAATTACTAATGCATATGAACTAGGATTTAATTGTGACAATGTATTTTGATTATAAACTGTGACTTCACGCACTGTAGCGTAATCTGCTTGTACCGGAGCTACTAAGCTAGTACCATTGTTAAGTACTTGAATAGTTTGTACTAAAGTATCAACCATACGTGATGCATCATTAACATAGATAGTATCATCCGTTATTAGTAGGTCTTGTGTTAACCACGTAGAAGTATTATTATTACTACGATAGACTGCAGTGTCTGCATTCTTATCAACTGTAAGATTATATACCAATTCATTTGGTGTTGCACTAGGTATCATACTAGTAACAGTAATAACGTCTGTTGATATAATAGGTGTCAATAAATTTAACCCATTGCCGGTTATATAACGTAAGCTACTTGGGCTTAAACGTTCACCGTTTATAGCTACCCAAACTCTATTGTTATCTTCCTCAGTAAACAACGGCTGTGTAACCGTAAACACTTGTGAGTCTTTCCATGCATATCCACCGCGCACATACTTGCTTACTAATTTACTTTGCAAGGGTGTAGTGGTTGCAGGATCAAGAAATAACGCATATGTATTTGTAGTATTTTGTTTTACATAAAATATATTGTTATTTAACTGAACACTACCTTCGATACCATCAATTCTAATCATAGTACCATTAGCCCAAGCGCCGGATCCAATTGGATTTGCTAATACAAGTTGCACAGGTGTAATACTATTATTGATATAATAAATTTGATTTACTTCGAAATTAGTATCAGTATCTAGCACTAATGCTTGTTGACGAGTATCGTTAAAAGTTGTTACTGCTACAATATCATCTGCTGAAGGTGCGGTATCAAATACGATAATAGCAGAAACTACTACTCCAGTACCGGGCAATACGCTAGGTGCTCCTGTAGTTGTTAATGTCCATAATGATGAGTCACCGGGGTCTACATTACTTGCAGTGATTGGATACAACGTGGGATCAGATCCAAATGTAATATTACTTCCTGCAACTACTTTATCTATATCTGGATACGTAGCTATAACAAATGAGAATGCATTGGCTGCAGACACACTTATAATTGCAGAGATATTAGGTGTAATGTTATATGTTAAATCTGCTGGTGTAGTTTTTCTTATACCATTGATTTCAACAATAGCAGTATCATTTACTGAAAGCTGTGATGCTGTGTCCAACGGTGAAATATAATATACAAAATTATCTAACGCCCATGATGTAGCAGTACCATCAGCTACAATAACTTGTGTTTCAGGGATACTAAAACCATATTGCTCAGGTTGTCCTGTTGAAACAGTATTACCAAAAATAGTGTAGGTGATGTAGTCAACACCTTGTACATATGTATCATTGAAGGAAATCTTAGTAGTTCCTTGACTTGTAGTATCTAAGTAAAAATCAGAAATATATGTTAACTTAACACCATTTAAGAAACATATAGGAGTAAAATATATTTGACTATCATATTTATAACCCAAATGTATCTCGCTAAATCCGTTAATATTGTTTATTCTTAACGGAACGTTGTCAGTAGAATCTTTAGCAAGCTGACTGCCGCCACCAACTTCATATACTTCTATTAAGATAGTTTCATTACTAGTTAATGCATTATCAAGTGTTATTGTCTTGTTAGTCCAATCCACTGTATAAGTGTAGTTGATATTAGTAACTGATGTGCTTTCGTAAATACGATTTCCAATTAACGTAATAGGATCTACTACAAACACAGATACAGTTGCAGGGATATCAACTAACCCATCAAAACTTACCGTGTTATTCACATCAGGTGATGCCACTCTTGACACCATACTGAATCCAGTATGCTGATATGTTTGATAATCCCATGACCCACTTGGTCTAGATTTTACATACATGGATAAATTATCACTAACTACACCTGCAACCATTTCTTCCGGTGCATAACCATAATCAAATGATGAACCCTGTACGTCATAGAACGGTGCATTCTGTTGCAACAATCCGACCTTAGTCCATGTAATAGCATCCGGACTAAACAATATAGTAGAATTATCACCTACTGCTACATACTGAGTACCGTTGTAATATACACCTTTAAGGTTATCAGTGACACCAGATGTACTGCTTGTCCATACTTGTCCATCAGTAGAAGTATAGATTTCTCCACCTTCACCTACAGCAACAAACAATCCATTAGCATAAACTAAATCATAAAAGTCAGCAGAAGATAATACTTGTCCAGTAACCCAGTTACTACCATTGGTTGTGTAATAAGTTACACCTGATTCACCAACAGCAACAATATATGTGCTATCAGCAGCCACACCATACAGCTTATAACCAGTTAACGGAGGAGTTAAATAAGTCCAATTAACACCATCATAGCTGATTACAATATCACCGTATGTTATAGTGCCAGAGCCAGTACTAGTAGAGGTATGTCCACCCACAGCAACAAAGCCATCAAATGCAGTTAAGTTTGCATATGATACTGCATTCAATGTACGAGTTGTATCACCAAAGTCGAAACGTTTCTCCCAACTTATTCCATTATCGCTGGTAATAATATATCTATTACCTACACTAACATATAAGCCGTTACCATATGTGTCCCCGACCATTTGCATATTAGATAGGTTAATAGATGTTCTATCAAAAGGATCATCGTCATACCCACCAATATCGTACGGTGTGAATGGGCCGCTTGACGCCCAAGTAATAGCGTCAAAACTAATCAACACAGGAGTAGTAGAATTGTATGATGTTATAACATATGCACCGGCTGTACTATCGTATACAATATCACGTACATCCAATGGTTGCTCTGAAATAATTGCAATACTCCAAGTTGTGCCATTAGTACTCTTTAATACAACTGAGTTACTATCATTTTCACCCACAGCAACATATTGTGTCCCGTCATACGTAATACTTCTAATATCAACATATGCTGGATAGAAGTATTGACCTTTTAGATTGATATCTAATGGATATTGATCTTCTGGTGCGAACTGATTACCATAATATGTATTATTAGTATATGTTATACCTTTAACAAGCCCTTGCAAGTTTTTGCCAGGCATGTCGCTTGTTGGTTGATAATAACCAACAATACGATCCAAAGCATTGAACAACTCAAGATTAGAATCTACTTCTTCCCACTGATCGTATAAGAAAGTACGACTGTTGGTGTCTTGAACACATTTAAATATCTTGTCTTTATAAACAACATAGTTTGTGTAGTTATAACTTGAGCTACTTGTTGCTAGTGCAGGATCGTTAACAAATCCTTGATCTCCTACGGTGTAAGGGAAACTTGCTACTGGAGTAGGAATAGTCATATTGATATCATTAAATATCTTTATAGTTGTACTACTAATAGGTGTTACATAATAAGACCTAAATCCACCAACAGCTACACCAGACACAAATGCAGTTTGAATTGCATTTAAGCTGGTTACACTAGTGATAGTAATAGTAGCATCATTAACTACATTTACACCGCCCAATACTGAACCTAAAATAGTAATCTTTTGACCAGCATTGTATATAGCACCATTATTAATAATAGTTATAACATATTCGTTTAACACTTTACTAGGTGTAAATTTAGGTCTATAAACTTTAATTACTGCGCCACCGGCGGCAGAATCATCATATGTGTAAGGAGGTAGTGTATTGTAGAAATACAAGTTTAAGTTTTTTAACTTACTAGAATCTAAACCAGATATACTAAAATCTAAAGTAACATTAGCTTGGCCGCCCACTGATGTTACTCCCAATATTGGAAATAATGCACCCTGTAAACTACTTCTAGTTACAAGACCAGGAGAACCGGCTACCGTAACACTAGTAATAGCTCCTGCAATATCAACGGTTGCTACTGTAATAGTACAGTCATTGCCTGGACTAGCCCATGTTGAATCCATATCAGTACCAGGTACCACTATAGTATCACCAACACTGTATCCTAATCCAGGTTCAGTAATTTCAGTAACATCAAAATAACTACCCATCAATACGTTTTGAACTACAAACAATGCGGCATTTGTTACTCCACGATTAACTTTAGGCATATCTTCATATGGTTGTGCTATGGCTAACATTTCACTACTACTTGAGTTTAATATGTTTAATCCAGAACCATAAAAGTTACCTGGTACCCATTCTTCTACTAATGGTCTATATGATGTTCTATCAAACTTTAATATAGGTTTAATACTTCTGACACCACTTCTGCCCATAATTACTTCAGCACGTGGTGTCATGCTTAATTTAGCATTAACAGTGTTACCTGAATCAAATAGAATCACTCTATTAGAATTAACCATTGCATCATTCTTAGTATAGTACAACGCAATGATACTCTCAATAACATTAGATGTAAGTATTCTAATATAGTAATGAGAGTGTTCTGTCAATCCAGTTACATTAAAATTACTTGTACTATACTCTAAGCAATCACCTGTAACAAAGGCAGTAGATTGAATTGTGATAGTACTATCTATATAGTTAATATCAAAGTTAGTAAAATCAATTGACATACTAGATTGAAATTCTAGTCTAGGTGTGACAACATAACCTTCACCTGGATTTAATACATCTACACCAATAACTTTATCCACTTGCATAACTGCACGGAATCTTGCAGGTACTCTTGGTGCAGGATATATACTTGTATCTATTACTGCATTAATAATAGGAGGATCTACATAACCTCTCGCAGTATCATACACAACTACTCCCGGTATATCCATATATACAGATGAGTTGTAATCATGTGAAGATACTGTAGTACCATTATAACCTCTAGAGGCGCCTGTTAATATTCCTAATTCTCTATTAACACCGGTATATGTAATCAATTCATCGTCAATTCTAATTAAACCTTGTACAGGGAATCCAAATGTGTTGCCAATCAAAATCGTGTTACTAACTGTCGTTAATTGTCTCTTAATCTTACCAACATAGGTATTGAGTTGTCCAGTGATAACTAAACCATAATTTTGATACCAACTTGCATATTCAGGAGTATCCCATATACTTGCTGTGGGCAAGAACTCGGCATCACCTGTCGTTGAATCAAATTTTAATGTTGGTGTTATAAATTGTTCGTTATCTTTGTTATACATCGATGGTAGATCAAAGTCAGTAATATCACCTTGATATACATTTACACCAGAATACTTCAAGTAAAAATCTTTAATTACTACATGGTATGGTTTAACTTCGTTGATATAACCTGACAGGAAATCAACGTTATCACGCTGAAACTTTTCATACTCACGCAATTCACGTATTGTATGTGCAACATCAATAAACGATGTTTTGTTTAACCATGGTAAATAATTTTGTGATTCAATGTTTTCACTTTCAATGTATTTCAATAATAAAATTAAACTAACATTTCTGTTTATCAACAAATCATCTGTATAGATTTCTTCATTCAATGCACGAATTACATTTCTAGTTTCCTGTGATGGGAAACTATCGAACGGTGTAGTATCAAAGAAGTTACCAAAGCCAAGTCTATTTGATCCATAGTCCCATAGTATACTCTTAAACTGAATAGTACCGTCTTGTAATCCAATACGGTTCCATGTACTATTTTGATATATATATACTTCACGTTTACCGTCACTGTTAGTTTCAACTCCTACTAATAAACCTTCAACCGGGTTTAACTCAGCTAAGTTATAGTATTTAGGTACGTCAAATGCTGTCTTAGTGTTATTGTCATAACCAACTGCCCACCAATCAACATACTCCCAAACATTACTAGTATCATAGAAAGGTAGATCGTTACTAGGATTAACAGCACCAACTTTAGTTAAGAATGTAGGGCTTTTAGATTCTACGATCGGGAATGATGCCATAACTTCATTTGCGTAAGTTAGATAATTCTTAAGTGCAGTGAATCTATCAACAAAGAAACTTTGTGATGGTCTGCTTGAAATACCACGTTGCAATAACTTTGGTAAGTATGGATTAGGTACTAATAAACCTGCTTCATCTAAACCAGCCATGCTGTCTAGTAATCGATTGTACAAGCTTGTAGGTTCGCTGTACGAATTGGCTGCTGACGGGATACCATTTAAGAAATCACCTGCATAACCTTCACGAATCAATTGATATTCATTGTGTGCTACGTCATCGTTGGTACCAGTACTGAAGCCAATGTGAATACTTGTATTAGTAGTATTTAAATACTCTCTTGCGTTATACAGACCAAATACGTTAGGTGTGTACGGTGCAAAATAACTTATACCAGATCCTTGCGGATCTTCAATATATGTCTCTAATATAACATCGGCTAAAGTTTTACCCTTCTTAGTAAACACTATACCAGTGTCTCTTACCCAGTAATAGTATTTGGCTATCAAATTACCTGCGCTATCTAGGATTACTGTTGATGCGTATTTTTCTAAATCGTACGGTGTTCCTGTACCAGTATAGAATGCAGGAGTCTCTGTGCTTTCGATCCACGAGTATACAGCTACATCACTGCCGGTAAACACTTTACCCCAATACTCACTATTGTACACTACATCATTTTGATGATAGTTAACAAAACGCATACCTGATACATCTAGCCAGATAGTTCCAACATGTCCAGCACCCCATACTACATTAGTAGATACGTTATTAATGTTATAGCCTGCAGGATCACTACTAGAAACCACATCAATATTTTCACGTACTGCACCTAATAGTTTACCCTGTAACGGATCAATATAATCTAGTGAAGTCAATGTTGTGTTATCTAAGTTATTGTATAACTGAACACCTTGCAATTTATCAATATCAACTACAAGACTACTTGATCTATGAACACTCCAGTCAGCTTTGTTTTCTGCATTTTTGTAAATTACTAAACGTCCGTTGTATGCTGTACTATCAAAGTTAGGTGTACCGATTAATACACGATAACCACCAAAGAACAACGCTTGACCATAATTAGGTTCATAACCGTAGTCTTCAGTAACATCATTACATGATTGAGCAAATACATACTGTCCTGGATTATTGATATTTTCATTATACTTAGGTAGATAGTCATACATGTAGACTGCACCTGCGTTTGCAAACCCATCAATAAAGGTAGTGAAGTCATTGTCAAATATAGTATCGTTGTTTTGATTGTCATCAATGTAATCAAATCTAGTAATAGCACGGCGTGTTGTTACAGGAGCACTTACTACAAAACTACTCAACTCATTACATCTAATTGCAGCACCAAATTGTGTTCTAGTACCACTATAAATTTCTTCAATACGTTGAGTTTTTGTATATGGTGCTATACCTAACTCTTCCAATATAGTCTTATCAGTTACAGTAATTGACAGTTTGTTACCAATCGGATTCAAACTTACATCACGCAAACCTATTACTAATATACCATTTGAATTATATGCAACTACATTATTAATATGCGTGTTGTTAATTGTTGTTGCAATTTCTGCTGCCGTTCCAGAAACTGTTACTTCAAAGCCATTGATTAGTATTGGTGTAGGTGATGATAATGATGCATTCGTTGTTCCTATAATCATCCCGTATTTTTTACCACCATCAGTAAATCTAAAGACTGCGCCTTCTTGACCGTCGCTATTAATAATGTACGGTGATCCACCTAATACTTCATTACCGTATTTGTTTGTATCTAATCCATATCCAAATTCAGTATTGTTTTGTGAGTCTGAAATAGTATCATAGTATGATAGTACTTGTTTAAGTACGAACTCAGAGCTTGACACAGTTATGATATCACCTGCATTAACTTGTGTATCAACTGTGACTGTATCTGTTACAATTGCATAGTCTGCACCATCAATTAGTTTTACACCGTTAAGGTATAAGAATGGCGTAGGGTGTAATGTAGATGAAGACCATATTGTTGTGAACAATGTGGGTACTAACGGTAATGCATTATACTGTTGTTCGTAAGTTTGAGTTAATCTCTCAAATGCATACACGTAACCAATGTCTTTTAGTTCGCTTACATAACTAGCTATAAGAGAGAATGTCAATGCACCCGGTGCGTCTGCAAGTACTTTATAGTACGTACCACTGTTTAACAAAACAGTTCCTGCAGTATAAGTTGTACTAGGTGCCCATGTTTCATATTCACCATCATATTCTCTGTTAGGAGAATTAATGAATACCATAGAGCCATCATGGTTTGTTGTTACTTGACTACCAAAATTGTCATCAGCAGATGAGTCAGGTAAATCTATATAACCGCAACTAGTGTAATTAGTAGTAGCAATATATGTAGCAGTTGCAGTAATAATGTTAGTTTGAATTTCTTTACCCAATGTTATTGTAGTCTTGTTGAGTACGATATCCCATTTAGACGAAATAATAGTATATACAGGTGAATAGTCAGCACTAGAGAAAGAAACTTTAGTACCTGATACAAACGTAGAAGTTCTATTACCATTAACTACAAATGTATTAGATCCTGCAGTAACATTACCATCTAGCGGGTAAGTTGTGTTAGTGCGAGTATAGTCTGCATCTAATTGATAGATATAAACTTTATTATTTGTATTGTCAGATATGTATAACCAATCTGTATCACCGGATAAAGCCATACTGTAGCCACAATATCCACCTAACGATATTACTTGCTGTCCTATAATTTGGTTGATACCATATTCAGTAACTACAGAATATACATAAATATCACTGGATGCACTTGTAGTCTTAGCAACTACTACAATGTTACCAGCAGTTTCCATTGAACTACCAAAATTACTACCTTCATCAATCTCTAAAGTGTTTAAATATTGTTTTGCAATAGGATTATATGTATAAAGATAAACTTTACCTTCACCGGTATCGCCAATTAAGTAACCTAATTCAGGTACATATACAGCAGAACTACCAAAATTAGTAGTAAAGAATGGTTTATTAAAATCCTCGTATTTATATCTGTCATCTCTTTCATATACAGCCCAGTTACCATCTGAGTTTTGATCTGCCCAAACTTTAAACTTTTCAAATTCTTGTCCTAAGATAGGTAAAGAAGTTGTGTCACTAGGTGTGTCTACACGATGTGTTACTAACTTAAATACTACTCCGCTACCTCTAAGTTTTAATGTAGCACCTTGCAAAGTAACTGTAATTGATATACTGGTTTCGCTAATAATTTTATCTACATTATAATAACCATCAATGTCTTCATTGAAATTAATTACACCAATCAAATCATTCTTAGATAGACCGTGCGCCTTATTAAATGTTAATGTTGCTGTACCTGTAAGATTGTTTTCAACTGATATTAATACTATACCTTGTTTGGTTAACGTGCTTAATGGTACAGGTGTGTATACATTCCAGTTACCTTTATAATCAGCTAACCAAATATAGTCACCATTGTATAATTTTTCAATAGGTTGATTAGCACGATATAAACCATTGAAATTATAACTGTGAATTTTTACGTCATCAAAGTTTACATAGCCCGCATCAGGTAAACTCTTAACACTGATGTCATCTACAGTAGGTAGTACAGCGATATTGTTTAACACTCTGCCGTAATTTGTTAGTGAGTATAACGGTACTGATTGTTCAACACCTTCTACTACTTCTATACCATTAGTCACACCAATAATACCTGGATTACCTGTCAATTCGTTTTCAGCTAACTTGAACTCGATAAAATTCTGATTAAGTACGCCACCAAACTCGCCTGTTTTGATAGCCCAGTTTTCATATATGTCATAGCCTAATTGACCTTGAGGTACAGTAATGTTCTTCAATTGATTTGCACCACCTAATGTACCCATAGATTCAATCATATTAATGAATACATTAACTTGAGTCACATCATCTAAATTAGCAACGGCTAAATAATCACGTGGTCTATAACCAATCAAACTAAAACTTAATAAATCAGCATCATTCTCTAAGTTTGTATTATGAATGTCATAGTACAACAAACTTTCATATGAACGTGTGCTTGGGTTAGGTAATAACCCTTTCTGTATTGAATCGTAATCGGTTTTTACCCATTCAGTTTCATTGAACGTGCTACTAGGTTGAACAATCTTTGTGCTAGTATAGTAACTGTTTTTGTACAATACAATCACACCTTTAGTGTATTTTATATTCTCTTGCCATTCTTGTATATTATCTTGATTTAAGATAAATCCTTGTGCATCAACTTGTCCGTTCCATTCAGCAGACTTAACACCTTTAACTAAAACACGTTCTTGACGTAAGCCTGTAACTAAATTGTAAATCACATCATTGAATAGTGTAACGTTATCAAATACAATGCAGTGCTCATAGTTGCTAATGTTAGCAGTCATGTAACTAAAAGTATCTGTATTTTGTAACACATTTAATTCAAACTCAGTACCGTTTCTAATCAAGCTCATATCTTTGACTTGGATTGGTATTAAGTTTTGATTCAACACATAGTTTTGTTGATGGAATGTTAAAGGTTGAACAATTCCACTTTCTTTATTAATTTTTAGATTAGTAGCTGCCGGATTTACATTAACTGTACTACCGGCTTCCCAACCACTTTGTGTCCAGTAGATTGCTTCAGCAACCATTTGTTCCCAGTTCTCAACAATACCGTTTTCGATATTGTTAAATATCATACCATCGTTCTCTAAATAACGACCGTAGTTAATTAAGAACTCAGACAACGCTTGTACACTATAAAACTCAGTGCCGTATGGTACTATTAGTGTTTTGTCGGTGTATTCTTTGCTAACATAAATTGTTACATCCGCTACAACATATTTGTCATAGTTGCCATTCATCTTAGGTACTAACGTTTTAAAGAACGCAGTATTCTGACTGTTACCGTATACTTTATAACCATTAATAGTCTTTTGTATAATAACTGAACTGTAAACTACTTTAGTGAACGGTTGATTGTTATATAACAATACTCCGTAACTCTCGTCAGGGATCAACAAGCTGTTGTTCTTACTATTTGGGCTACCTTTTTCAACATAGAACTTTAACATATCTTTGTCGCTGAAGCCCGCAACTCTATATGCTAAACGTACATCTAGGTTATTAACTAGGTCAGATACTTTATCATGTCCACTCATACCCAATTGTTGGATGTAGTCAACAATCCAGTTAACATAACTGTTTACTGCTGTACCATTACCGTATACAGGTAGATCATTTAGCGGGCTACGTAATCTAGCATTTTCTAAATACTGATTGAATTCTGCATTATATTCATAGCTGTCAACATCAATGCATAGCGCAAAGAATTTTGCTGGCTTCATTAAAGCAAACATTCGCATTAAGTCAAAGGGCCATGAGCTACTCTTTAAGTAACCATACTCTGCAGGACCAACGTCCCCTACTTTCCAATTCTTGTTAATTGAGTTAGTATCATACGCATTCACTACGCTGATAGCTGGACTTACTAAGTTACCACTACTATCTACTGGCAACACATCTAATAGTCCTGGACGTTTTCTGTTCTCAATTGTGTAAGATGCTCCGTTATTCCAAACGTAACCATCGGCTAGGTCGTTCCATAATACCAAGTTATCACTGGTGTATGGTGCGACACCGTAACGTGTTTCCCACCAGGTCGGCTTCTCAGAAAACCCTAACATCTCCCATGGAGTAGATTGCGGAGTAGCAGTATCATAGAACCATAAGTATATACCTCTCCAGTTGCCTTGTTTTAAAGGTGTGTAATCTGATTTGTTTATAGATTGACTGTAGTTGTAAGTATATTGATTTGTGATATCAAAGTATTGAGTTTTATAATCAATTCTGTTTTTACCTACCCAGTTCAAGAAACCATAACTATATATTTGCTGAAACTCCTCATATGTGTAGTCAGTGGTTCTAAATTCACCTGGCATAATATCAGGTAAAGTTAACGGTATAACATTACTAGTTTTAATGTTGTTGAAAATTCTCTTTTCAAATTCTAAGTATGCTCTATCTCTGTAGTCAGATAGATACCCATCAGTGTATTCACCGTACAATTTAGTTAAACTACCATCATGACCTTTAATAAAGTATGTAGGTGTAACATAAGTTGTATCATATATAACTTGTGGAGTGCTTACTGGATACAATCCCATCTTGGATGGAGTGTTTGGTACAAAACTTCCGTAAGTTTGCGAATACTCATCAATAGTTATTACGTCATTTGGTAATAAGTCAAAGTATACAATAACTTTAGGTGCGTCTGTACTAATATCATAGTCAACCCCTCTCAATAATTGAGTGGTATGCACTTCACCATTTGTAGTTCTAGTAACATATAGCAAAACGCTGTAGTAGTTGGCAGTTGCAAAATCATATATTCTAGTTAATGGGAACTCTGATTGCTTAATAAAGTTTACAAACGTGTATGAATTGCTAGCTGATTTGTTTCCATTAGGAACCATATCAGACCAGAAGAATGCACTAGAATTATCTTTTGTACCTGCAATTTGTGCCAATGCATCATCTAAAATATATGCATCGGAGTATGTTCTGTTGTATTCAGTTCTGTTGATTGTATCTGTTAGTAACGCTTTAAACTTAATATATTCATTATTGTTAAATGTCAATGCATTAAAAATACTAAAATCTTGATTGCGTAAGAATGCGGCAGCAGGAACTAAACTAGCACTACTCTGAGTGATTCTAGTACCATAAGGTACTAGATTACCTAAGTCACGGTAGTTGTTAGCTCCAAAAGGTGCACCTACTAAAGTAGTAATGTTGTTACAAATACTCTTATAATGACCTCTAATATCACCCAAGTTAGCATTTGACACAGGTGTATTGAACGGGTTGTTTTGTAAGTTAGTAGGAATTTCATAGTAACCAACTGAACTTGGTATATCACTATAAATTAATACTTGTACTGGTGCGCCTGGCAAAGGTGCAGTATTCAATGTAATGATTGTACTATTTTGACTATCGACTGTTCGAGTATATGCAGTTGGAGCTAGTCTTTCGTTATTAACATAGACTTGAGTTACTGGCCATGGTGTTGACTCAGGATCTTTATACGGAACATCACATACAAATTTTGGTATACCAGAATTATAAATTAATTCAAAAACTTGATACTGGAAACTTTCACCAACAGTTGTTTGCCATCCAAGTTGTCTAGCATATGTAGCAGTAGTAGGTATATATTTGTAAACATATCCTGTATCAACTGATAAAGATTGCGGTGTAGAACCCTCAACATATGTAAATGTTTGATTGTTCAATGTTACATTGAACGTAATGTCACCTATGTTTGTAAGTGAGCTATATTTTAATGGAAAACCTAATTGCGGATCATCAGAGCCAGTACCTAATGCATATTCAAATAGCGTACATCCTCTGAAGCTACTTCCTAAATAGTATTCTTGGTCACTAAAACTTATACCGCTAGAAGAAAATACATCAAACAACGGAGCTTGATTAACTCTTTCTTTAAATTGACCACTGATCCAGTCTGTTCCATTAAAGTGATATGTTTGACCAATATAATCACCTGCAGTTACTACTACTTGATCGTTTGCACTTACATCACCGTCGGCTGCAACAGTTAATGTAATTACAGGTGTAGCTGTTGGCGAACCTGTAATGTTAGAGTAAGTTACAAGGTATACTTTGTTTCTAACATTTATATCTTCTGCCGCAGTAAAGACAATCTTTACACCACCCGGTATTGCACTGGTTCCGCTATTTGGATAAAAGGTTGTTGCACCAGAACAAATAGGTGTTGAACCATCATAACCAAAAGGATCTGTAACTACTGAATCAACAAAATCAACTGATCCTTTACTAACTGACCCTTGATTATATAACTTTAAGTTAGGATAAAATTCTATAATAGGACGTTTAGCACGGAAGTTTGAATTATTCAACGCTTCAAGTACAACCGGTGCTTCATTACCTCTATATTGTGCTGTTGCACGTAATACATCAACGTGGAACCAACGATTACTTCTACTCCATGCATTCCTATCATAACTGTTTCTGCTAATAGTAATGTAGTCTTTAGCTAAAGGTACGTTGGATGCACTATCATATGCTTCTGTATCGTATGGGCTTACGCTATAAGGGTTGTAATATGCTTGTCCGGCTGGTTCAGGGACGATAAAGTTTGTCACAGGCAATAGTGTAATAGCAGTACCTACACCCTCAACATAGTATTCATTACCAAAATATGATTCTGGATATATGTTGCCCGCAAAAGTTACTTTTAATCCATTAGTAAATTGTACACCATTAGGACTAGTAAATGTTTTCTTACCTAAGATTTGTGTGTTAACATTAAGTTGATTGTTAGAAATAGCATCAATAATTTTAATAACACCAACACGGTCAACATTTGAACCATCTTGGTAATACAATGTATCTGCTAAAGCACTTAAGTACGGTACTATGTACATATTAGCTAAAGCATCAGTATATACTTCATTGAATGCAAACTCGTCACCATACAATACTTTGATTCTATCTAGTTGAACGATAGTAGCATGTTCGGTGACACGAATTACAGGATCATCTGGGTCCCCAACATAACTAATTCTATATATGTTTTTGTTTAAATCTGTATAGTATCCATCTTCATATGGTTTAACTACCGGATTATCTTCATCAAATGAAAATTCATCATAGAATTCCCCAATGTAACCTTGTGCAGTAGGACTATTACCGTAGAACACAATAGTTCTTCCGTCAAGCGATACAACACCATCAATATTGCCTAAATCTCTGACACGCATGCCATTAATTTCATCCCAAGATTTTGTGGTTAATAAATCAACAGATTGTGTGCTTGGATAAAACGCATAGCTTTGATCTGATTGAAATGGAACTTGGAATGTCATTACCCCTGAGCTTGTACCATTGTTAGTTAGACCATATATATTTCGTGTACCTATGTTGGTATGAACTGGGTCAGTACCTTTAAGACCAGGTGTACCTTGAATCCAAAATTGCGATGATTGATTAACAACAAATTGATATGTGCCACCGCGTAGTAAACTGATTGTTGGGTTATTGCCAGGTACAATTAAGTTATCTGCACTAAAGTTAATATAATTTCCATTAGGTACTACAGTGAATTCTGTTTGGCTATAAACGTCATTGGTAGAAACGGTAACTAATTCTGGACCCAATGGTAACCAGTAGTACTGATTGTAATTGATTAACTTATCTAAATCAGTAAAACTATCCCATGAATAGAATTGATTAGAGAATAGATTGTCATGCTGGTCGGTGATGCCACCTTCTAGTTTTAATGCATCAATTAATCCAGGATAAGTAAGTAAATCAACTGCTGTTGCAGTATTCTTTTTTAAGAAAACTACACTAGGTTCAAGTTGGTAGTCAGTTCTTACTTTAGTAGGTTCTACAACATACCCATCTTTTGCATTAATTCCATAACCAAACTTACTACCAATGTACCCTTGGACCTTCATCGTGTTAGGTTGACTAACAAGTTGATCCAGAGTCGCTGACAGAAACTGTTCGTTGGCTTTAGTTTTGAATATGTCTGGTAAGAAATTTATTGTTCTAACTCTTGAAACCATCTGTTATACTTTCTTTTATCTTGTAATTTGTAACTCTTTAGGCGTTAGTGCTGAAATCACTACAATATCGGTTGCTTGTGCCGCATTAACAAATATTTCATATGGTGCGGAGCGTATCTCATACAAATCACCAAATTGCATTTCAGGATCATTGGGTACAAGTACAATAGAATTAACTAAGTCCCCGACTTGACTATGTAGGTATGCACTTAACTCACTAAAATAAAAAGTATCACCAAAGTCCCAATTGTCTATACTAAAATAGGTGTTCATTGCTTCTAATACTCTGGATCTAATTTCACTATCACTTGCTGTTGTGGTTGAGGATCTAATAACTTTTATAGTAGCTTGCAATTGTTCTTCTGCTTTGTGTCCAAACAATGGCTTAAATCTTACACTATTTAACACCATACTATCGCTTATCATTTTGTATCCATCAAGCTTACCGTATAGTTGTTGCAACTCACTCATCGTGGGAATATCTGGCATTGGTACTGTGTTGGTTGTATCACGTAACCAATTTTGATATTGTGTATAATAACTTTGCGTAACAACATATAAGTCAATGATGTTACTTGTAGCAGGATCAACACGTGTTGTGTTGTTAGAAATATGCTTATATTGGAAAAATAATCCTTGTCTACCAGTAGAAACACTATACGCTAATTGTTGTACCAAATACAATATGTTTTCTACAATTGGATCTTCTGTATTTTTATAGAAAGTACCTTCTGAATATGCATAGAATAATTGTCCTACAGGATATTCATATTTTACAATCTCAATGGCTGCTACTGTTGGATAGCTGTAAACTACATCTACACTAGAAATCATTTGTGACCTAGATAATAATAATGTATCTAAGGTCTGCTCAAAGAATGTATAGTAGCGTGTGTTAGTTGTACCAGTTGTATAGCCTGTAATAGTTTTAAAGAAGTCAGGATCACGAATGATGCTACTATTATTACTGTCTGCACTTGATACTTCAATAGCAAAGTCATCTACATAACCGTCTGCTTCTACATTTTGCCCAACTACATCTAATGTTAGTTCTCTTGCTAATGCACTTGTGCTATCAGGTTGGTTGTTTGTGCGTAATATAACAATATTATCACGGAACAATTTACCACTATATGGATCGTATACTACTTTATTAGAGTCAAATACAAAACGAGTATCTCGAACACTACCAAAGAAATATGATAATGATCTAGTAGAAACAATATATCTGTTACTACCATCACTAGTAAACTTAATGAACCATCTTGGATCATCATACGTAATAACACTCCAACGTTCTTGTATTGAAGTCAACGAGTTATTGTATTTTAAACCAAAACTTTGATTTAAATTCATTCTGTTAATACATTCATTTATAACTGTTCTAGAAAGTACATTATCAAATACTGGTATGATTTCTACTATCAATGCGGTTGTTGGTACATTGCCAGTTAATGTTACAGGTCCGGCTCCGTTAATTAATAAACCTTCCCCTCCGTTATAACCGTCACCTACTACTGCTGAAACACTAGTCCAAAACGTAGTTGAATCAGATATACTAGGTATACCATATACTAAACGATTGTTAGCGTCAAAGTAGTATCCAGCTGGTGCTTGAAATTTTAAAAGTGCACCAGGAGTAACATAACGTAAGTTACCACTACTATATTGTCCTACCGGTACTGCTAATGTATTATAAAAATATCCAGTAACATTGGTGTTGTTATATCCAACTTGCTTCCACTTAATAGTACCATCACCACTAGTTGTATTGACAGGATATCTTGTGTAATGCTGACAGTAGTATTGTTGTGATCGGTGACCTGCAATATCTGCTCTAATATTTTCTGTTAAAAATGTGTAGATATCATTGTCATTATTAAAGGTGAATGCTACTGCATCTTGTGAAGTGTTTTCATATAGACCGCCGTCATCAGCAAAACTATTTAAACTAGAATATTTACCTGTAGGATCTAATAAATCAAAACTACGACTTACACCTACGCTACCTCTATTTAGAGCCTTACTCTTAATGATTGAGCTAAACAAAGTATATGGGAAGTTGTTATAATCTTCACCATTGACCATACGATTCTGTGTATAGTATCTTGTAGGTGCACGTTCTTTGATTTCAGTTAATGATTCACGTACTTGAGCATTTGTAACTGGTAAAGGTAACTCTAAGTTAAGCGTCAATGTCTCCACACGACCAACTCTACTTACATAATTAATGTTTACTATTATGCCTTGCATTTCAGCAGGGTCAATTGTATATTGACTTGCATTACCTGCACGAATGTATGCTCTAAAGTTTCCAACTGGGATTTCACTAAATACTCCGTCACCAAATGCATAAGATACTTGGTCATTAAATCTAGAAACTACAGAAAAAATCTTACGCAAACTGGTATTAGTTTGAAGATTGGCATTTGCATATACACTTTCTACTTCATCCCATTGTGAATAGGTGTTAGAAGCAGAATCATATTGATATAACCATGTATCAGTATTGTTAATACCTTGTATATCAATGTCAACTGTTTGATTAGAAATCTGTTGATCCAATGTAAAATCAAAAGGTTGTAATGTACCTTGTTTGAAGTACATGAAAAACCCTGTATTTGGACTACCGTAACCCAATTTATCATTACGATATAAGATATTGAAGATGCCAGTAGGGCCAGGTGGAATTTCATATAGATAATCTTGGTCTATACTAGATACACTCACTCCCTCAAAGTCCATAGTTGACCCATCGACTGTTGCGCTAAATGGTACGACCGGAGATTTGCCAGGTGGGATACTTATTGAGTATTCGTCAGTCTTAACACCCAACAACGTCTGAGTATTACCCGGACGTCCAATACGTTGACTGTTTACTAAACTAGCATTAATGATAGTGTTATATTGTTCTTGCCAGTTTACATTACTAGGATCATTCCATAGAACATTAATGTTATTTAGGCTTAGCCCATTAATGTCATTAATATTTTCTGTAGTAGAAATACTAGTTACTTTTAAATAACCTTGACCATTTAGATTACGTTTTGGATTGTAGCCAATTAAATTTGCTAGTTTGACAACTGAATCCCTACGTTCTGCGGTATCAATAAAATTTTCACGGGTATTTAAGTCATTACGGAAAGCAAGTGCTTGGCCCATAAAAGCCATTACGTCCATCAATGCAATATATTCGCTTGATTCTACGTAATCGTTGAACGTTTCAGGGTAGTATAATCGTAGATAGTCTACAAAACTTTTACGTATGGTTTCGTAGTCATAGCTTTGAAAATCAGCCTGACGGAATGTTTTATAAATGGTTTTCCAATCATTGGTACCAAATATCGAAGATTGTCTTGAGCTTGTTGCCATATACTGTTTCTCTTTTATGTATTTATCACAAAGAAAAAACCGTATTTTTAGACTAATGACGCCGAGTTAGATTGCTGGTCAAAGAAAATCTGTAGCTGTCCGGCGTTATTAAAGGGGCTTACGGCTACTTCAACTTCAATCAATATGCCGTTTTCTTGCGGGTACGATATTACTGAATTAAGAATCAATCTAGGGTCTTGTGTTGCTACCCTACGTATCTCATTTTCTAACTGGAACTGCATGTCAGGAGTGTTGGGTTCAAATACAAATGTCCAGATAGTTGTACCGTAACTAGGCTTACCCGGCTTTGTACCTTGTGGGATATTTAAAGCATTTATAAAATCTTGTAGGATAAGTTGCTCATCTATTAATCTAAACTTCTTACCAATTTGAATAGGTTGTGTCAAACTGCCCGAACCACCATCGACACCAACAGTAATACTCTCGTTTCTAGGTAAATTGAAACGTTGTGTGCTGAATCCTATATATACTGCCATATTTTATCCTATATAGTATTTAGTTTAGTTTTTTCATCAAATCCAAGACCTGAGTCTGAACCGCAGTTATCTGTTTGATAATTGTTTTGTAATTATCGTATGCAGTTACTGTTTCTGTTGCATCAGGGCCGTACGTAGTTTTAGCGTAATCATACTCGTCTTTAAGTCTAGTTTTTCTTGTTTGATACTTAGTTTCTTCAGTTGAAAGAGTCAATATCGTAGCTTCAATGATAGCTCTTGACAATGCTGGTTCATTTGTTGTGTTAATAGTTACTATATTATTTGTGTTATTAGAATCTACTAATTGTTGAGCAGAAGGTTTTGCGTCAGGATCAATCAACTGTTCAGTCTGTATCTTAAGAGCCAAATCACTAGCACTAGTTGTATTAACTCCAACTGTTGGTAATTGAATGGTAATAGAAGATCCATTTGTTAACGCACTTACTGCGCTATACAATCTAACGATTTGTTCATGCGTTAATCCATTCAATGCTAATTTTTCTAAATTAGTCTGTCCGGCTGCTAATCGTATACGAATGAGATCAGTATTTATTGTAGTGGGTAATCCTGCCGCGTTGTCGGCCAAAGCTTGCAATTCTTTAGATTTAGTTATACTTGCTAGTAATACAGAAATGTCTACTAAGTTACTAGTAGCAGAGAGTCCACCCGGTATACCTGCTAACGTTACTTGATCGGCTGTCGGTGATTTCGGTAATGTGTTTTGTTTACCTAAATTAATAGGAACACCTGCTTTAAAAGGTTTATATGCATCAGTGACTGTACCAAATGTACCAGCTACTGCACCTTTTGCTGAACCATTAGTTGATAACGTGGGATTAATACCACTAGTAGTTTGATCTGCCATTCTGGCAGCGTAATTACCACTGGCAACTAAATCGTTAATTGGTCCAATAGTACTATTAGTATCAGCAGGAGTTGCTGTCCCTTTACCCGAACTAGTGTTAACAAATCCTGATACTGCTGTCACACCTAATGCGGCAGCAGCCATAATCAAGCCAGCGGTTTGTGTTAAACTTTCTGCACCACTAATTATTCCTGCACCAATCAATGATGCTGATGCGTCACCTAACAACGATGATTGAATACTTGACTGCAATGAAGTGTTGTTTAAATAAGACGAGAAGTCGGTTGCCCCGTTTCCTGTCCATAATGTTGCTGGCATAGCTTCTGAAAAAGACTTGCCTTGATCTATTAATTTGTTTGCTACTACACTTGCACCTGGTTTAAGTATACCTGCTTTTTCTAAATTATCAGGTGTCTGATTAAAACTTCCCATAGCATTGGCACCCGGATCAGGTGTATTAGCGGCATTTACTGCTGTTTGACTGACCAATGCACTAGTAGTATTTGGATCTTCTCCGCCAACAGAACCTGCAGGTACTGTGCTTGCAAGAGCTGGGTTAGTAGGACTCTGTGGACTATCAGGAGCTGCATTATTTGCGGCTGCTGTTGACGGGCTTGGGTCTTCTGGTAAGTTTTTATCAGAACTAAAATCTACTTTCACATCTACACCCTTGTTTGCGCCAGTCCATGGACTATGTGCGGGTACACGTGAGTTGATACTTTCTAATTTATTTGGTGCAGGGGTAAATCCTTTTTTCTTATCGTACAACGTGTCGTCATGTTTTTTAACAGCGATTGCTTCAACTTTGTCAGGAACTAGTGCCGCTGATCCTGTATTCAAATTAATTTTTTTACCATTGACATATGCGATAGCATCACTTGCAACACTAGCTTCACCTTTGCTTTTCAAACTCATTGCACCGTCAACTTTTACTGTATACTTACCTACAACATATTGATTATAGTCTTTACCCGCTCTTAGTAATGTATTTTTTGTACTTTCTAAGTTAATCTGTTCTGCTTTTAAGTTGAAATTTCTTTTAGCAAACATATTAATATCTCGTTCAGCGTGAAGATTAATATCACCGTGTGTTCTTATATTAGTGCTATTTGTATTGTAGATATCAATAGTACCTTCTTTGCCCATCTCAATCCAACTCTTACCATTAGCATGAATTAAAAAGATAGTCTCAGCTTTGTCGTGCATTAGTATTTGATGTCCGGTACCAGAGCGTAATCTAATTAGTTGTTCTTTACCGGTTAAGTCTCCGTCATCTAGTACGAGACTATGACCACCTTTCCGTCCTACAATTTTAAAATTCTCTGCAGGTGTACCCTCATTCTTAACAGCATCTTCAATATTCTCATCAGTATAGCCACCTTTATAATAAGGTCTTCCGGGTGATGATAGTCCAATTACGCCACTAGGTGTTTCTCTTGCCGCAGTGCTATTAATAGTTCCTCGTTCTGGATCTCTAATCAATCCTTGTATGTTTAGCATGGCTGCTTGATAACTATGAATAGTCCTAGACTGGTCTACAAACATTTCATTGTTATCTTTTTTAGAATTTACATCATTAATTTCAGTAACAGGCAAACGTGTTGCACCACCATATGATTCTGATTCTTTGCTATTTGCTACAATCTTTTCGCTTGAACCAATTGCCGGTAACATATGTGTTAGGCCTGATCCTGGTATAGCACCTATGTAATAGCCAAAGTTGATATCACCATTTGCAAATATACATAGTACTTGCGTGTTGATGTCGGGCGGTGTGGCCCAAAACCCATAAGAATGTGAATTTGTTTTATATTTACCTTCATCATCAGGGCTGGATGTGTTTTGTGTACTACCACCAAAGGGACTCAAGTATCTTACGGGAACCCATCCAACTGGATTCTCTTGGTTATACCCGTTTAACCTAGCAATGTATACTTCAATTTTACCGGTATGTGTTGGATCAATATTATTTTTAACAATACCTATAACCGGTCTTGATAATAATACGGCACCACCGCGTTCGTCTGTGTAGCTTTGTGTAGTCCCTCGAAGTTTAAATATATTATCAGTCATGTTTATCTACCGCCTCTATGTTTAATTAAATTATCTGACATAGTTTACCTTATTTCTTTTTGTACGTTGATGGATCAAAAATTCTAAAACTTGTTGGTATAAATCCTTCATTACTTTCCTGTTTTATTTTTGAACCTTTAGGAACCTTTTGATAGGTTGCGGCAACAGCAGTTCTTCTTTCAGATTCTTCAACCGACTGTGTTGCATTGGCTCTAGCCTTTAATCTTTGTTCTTCATTTCTATCATAACTACCATCATCATCTTGTACTTGTCGTCCTTGTGGTGTAGGTGCTTGTACACTAGCAGACACAGGATTAGTTAATGATTTTTTAGCTGGAGGTGCTGTTCCTGACGATTTGCTAGACGAGGTATCTAGGTTTCCTGCATCCGCAACTTTGGGTGTAAATTTTTCACTATCTGTCTCATCTGCAAGTTTGCCTACGTTTTCTGTTGGTACTCTTGATTCAGGAATGTTTGGACCTTCAGTATTTTCTACTGATGCCGATTGACTTTCTGCACCTTCTCTTTCTCCCCCACCACCTGTTTGTGGTCCTTTAAAGGGAGGTACTATGGTTTTTAACTCTTGTGTGAACAAACCTTTATTAAAATTACTAGTAACTTGAATAACTTGGTAAGCCATACCTTCAACTTCACTCATACTATCAGGATAGTCCCAAAATTTTATGTCATCATTTATTTCTAATAGACCATCTGATGTGTTGTAATCAACACCTTCTTTGAAATCTACTTCAATGAATACTTGTCCACTATTAGGGTTGATACTATAATCATTCCCGTAACGCTTTTTAGTTATTATATCTACTGCTCCACCAGTTGCAGTCATAAGATAATCAGGATCACCTAATATCTTTATTCTAGCTTTCAATTGGTCACCCGGGCTATACAAGAATGTTTTGACACTATTGATAATCTCAAACCATCCCGGTAACTTAGATGTTGGGTTTGCGTTTTGTCCAGGTTGATTAACAATTGGTGCAGTATTATTTACACTGTTATTGGGTGTAGCTACATCAGATGATAGAGCGGCTGCGGTAAAATACAACATATTATAATCCTGATCATAACTAATAATTTCTGTGTTTTGACCAGTTAACCAATACTTGTAACGCTTATGTGGTCCGGGATAAGGTGATAGTTCTTTAATATACAAAGACCTTACATACGGTATTTCATATTCTTGTATGACATATTTTATAGTATATTGATAATCATTTCGTTTATTATCCCACTCACCCGGTTTTATATGAGGAGTAATATTATACCATTTCAATTTCTTAGGTTCTTTTTTATCTACCTTTACATTGCCACCATTTGGTGCTATAACCTCTTCACGTGGATGTTCAGTTACAGCATCTTCAATATACTTACTTTGTGATATAATCTGATCTATTGCCGCTATAATAGATGTACCGGAGTTAAAAGTTATAGTTCTGATATTTTTATCTATCTTTTTAGAATTTTGCGTGGCTGCCGCGCTAACGTTACTACCAGTAGAATCTTTTACTGGTGTCATGGGTGAATTCTCTTTTAAATACCATTCACCTACTAACTCACTTTCACCAATTTCTTCCTGTGCAAATTCAACTTCATATACATCCATCAACTCTATCTTATCGCTGTCTTTCAGATCCTGTTGTATTTTATTCAATTGTTGCATCAACCCTTGAATTTTGCCCGGTTGCCCACTATCATTTTCTGCACCTTGAATAGCATTGATAACAGTGTCTGCTTTAATTGTAAGAGTTTGCGGTATTGTACTATGTATCATACTCTTACCAATCTGTTCATTAGTTAGTGTAGCTTCAATATTATATGTCACTACTTTATTATCTAACTTGAAATTAAACTTAGTAAGCATGACCGGGAATGTACGTTTATATACACCTTCAACATCAGTTATTAGCTTACCGTCACCGTCATACCCATAGAACTTAATCTCTAACATATAATGCTGTCGTAACGCTGTAATAACATCTTTGCTGTTAGGATTATTTGCTTGAAACTCTAATGCAGCTTTTACTAATTGCGTAGGGAAGCTAAATCCATATGGTTCAAATATTTGAAAATTAAACTTATAACTGTTGCTGGGGATGGATGTAGATTGTGTTGCAGTTAATGTTTGTATTGTTAAATTGTCAATGTACAAATCGAGCGGGATCCCGGTTACACGGTTTTGTATATTTTCGTTTACGCCACCGCTTTGTGCTATAATTTTAAACTTACTACTAGCACTTTCATCACCCATTACATAACTTGAATAGCTTTTAGCATCCATGATATACATAGTGATTCTATATGTATAATTAGAAAATTTGCTAAGTGGGTTATCCATTCTACCATCACTAGCGCCGACTGCTGCCGATCCTGTGTTCTCTCCTGAACCAGCTTTACCGCTTATTGTACTACCTGCTGATCCTTCTGTATCATCTGCCATCTTATATTCCTAATGTTGATTTTAATGTGCCAATTTGGGGCAAGTAAATGCTAGTTCCAACAGTAAAGTCAAATAGAGGATCTTTTAATTTGTTTGGATTTCTCTGTGAGAATACCCACCACAATCTACTATCATTGTATAAGTCAAATGCTAATAAGTCCGGGCGTAGATTGTATGTTTGTGTAATAGTCCAATAAGTGTCTGTTGCTAATTTAGGTACAGGAGTATCTACCATTATGTCTAGGTACTCGTTATTAACTGTTCTAGTTAAGTAGTATGGACTAGTTTGCGGATATGATGCCATTACCAAATACCTTTCTTAGCAAGTAAAGTTCCTTTTGCATATTCTTCTACACTGAAGTTTTTAGCAATATCATTCCGTGATACTACAGGAACACATGTAATACTCAATTGAATTTTAGTAGGTATATATGTAGCTTCACTATTAGATAATGCAGTAAACTTAGGTGCTGTAGATACACCACCTTTATTTAAACCTGACCCGCGTAATCTACTTAACACCGAATCTAGGAAGCCAGATTTTTTGATTTTATTTTGATACGACTGTACATTTTGTCCAGCATATTGAACAGTGCTACCTGCTCTGATGTAATCTACATCATTTGGTAAACTATAATTAAAACTAGTAACTAACAATGGATGGTTATTAAATTGATACTGACCTAAACCAGTTATATAACATAATGGCGGAGGAGTTCCTGCATTTGGATTATCATCTAACCCATAAAACATCTTAGTAACTGATTTGAAAAAGTGTATAACGGCTAAGACATATGACGCTTCGCCTGTATCTTGTGCAGTGAAATCTGCGGTAATCTGTATATCATCAACTGCACTATTTTTATAAAAGAATAATCTATAGTTACTATGAGTCAAATCTGTAGGATCATAATTAGCTCTATATGCTACACTGATTTGCGGTGTGTATGGAAAGATTACCCCATTTGTAGCAGACAACGGAGCTAATATATCACCATCTGATGCAACATTGTACAGATAGTTTGCACCAGGGGCTAGACTTAAACGTACTCGCCAATCCGGTTGCTGGTTATAACCTTGTTGGCTTTGCTTGACACCCTGTGTTTGGGCATTCGCAGTAGCCCCTGGAACGTTGTATTCTGCCATATTTATACCTTTACTAAATATATTTATCGTAGCAAAAATTCCCCTTTTTTACCAATCTCGGTTGCAATCCAGTAACTATTTGTGTTACAATTGCTTATCATAACAACGGAGTCATATGAGCTTACCTAGCAAAAAACCAGTAAATTATCTTAATAACAAAGATATTCTTAAAGAAATCCACTCAAGCAAAAATTCATATTGCACATTCTTAGATCCAGAAAACGATCACAAATACGACTTTATAGTAGATATACCACAAAGTACGATTGAAGAAAGCTTAGAATTTGCATTCAAACCAGAATCAATTCAACTAGCAAAAGAAACTAGGGCTACCCGTCTTAGCTTAGAAGCGGGGGCAAAAGATTCAGTTAATCCGGAATCTATCCCAACGACTGATTTAGTATTTCGTGTAATGACTTGGGATCACATACCGGTTGCACCAAAACAACCTCGCAAAACAATTAAAAAGAAAACAGCAAAAGATATTTTTGAGTTTGAAGAACCGGATTTGGATGAGATTTTTGCTGACTTAGAAGATACTACAACTAAAGCAGAAGTAGATGATATGGTTCATGTCAAAGTTAACTTTCCACCATTTCAACATTTTAGATTAGATAGTAACAATACATTTAACTGTATCGGGAAAAGTCATTGGCGAGGAGATTTGACTACCGGTGAATTCAATAAGGATCACGGTACTATCACTAACAAACTTGCCCGTATGTATATTATGATGTGCGAAAAATATGCAATGAAGTTCAATTGGCGTGGGTATACATACAATGACGAAATGCGTAATTCGGCAATACTACAACTAACATATGTTGGGTTACGTTTCAATGAAGCAAAATCAGCAAACCCTTTTGCTTACTATACGGCTGCTATAACTAATAGTTTTTGCAGGGTATTGAATACGGAAAAACGTAATCAGAACATACGTGATGACATTTTAGAAATTAATGGTCTTAACCCAAGTTGGTCACGCCAAGCTAGTTCTAGCACTAGCTACGAAGAATAATTAGAATCATCATCGTGCCAGCATCAACATACATACATTACAATTTGGCTTACGGGCCTTGGAGAAACTAAATGATAACTTTGATACTGTATATTTTATACCAGGCAATCACGATCTTTATTATCGTGACCGCAGGGACATTCATAGTGTTGAGTGGGGTAAGCATTTACCAAAAGTTAAAATCGTCAACGATTTCTTCCAGCAAGGAGATGTAGTTATTGCTCCCTGGCTTGTACAAGATGATTACAAGAAATTACAAAAGATGGGTGGCAAATATATGTTTGGTCATTTAGAGTTACCACGATTCTTTATGAACGCTATGGTAGAGATGCCCGATCACGGTGAGATTAATGAAGACCATATGAAGGGCTTTGAGAAAGTATTCAGTGGACATTTTCATAAACGACAAGCACGTAAAAACATTTGGTACATCGGTAATGCCTTCCCACATAACTATGCTGACGCAGGTGATGATGCACGTGGTATGATGATACTAGAATGGGGTGAGGAGCCAGTATTTCATAGTTGGCCGCGTCAACCGATCTTCCGTGTATATAAACTTAGTGATGTACTAGAAAACCCTGAGGGGTTGCTATTGATTGACAGTCATGTTAGAGTACATCTTGACATTGATATTAGCTATGAAGAAGCTAATTTTATCAGAGAAGCACTAATTCCGGAACATAAATTGAGAGAACTAGCACTTATACCAATGAAGGGTGATGCAATTGAACAAGGTCAGAATGGTGACGGACTTAAGTTTGAAAGTGTTGACCAAATCGTCATTGACCAAATCAATAGCATTGAATCTAATACATTCGACAAGAAAATTTTACTAGACATTTATAACAACCTGTAATGATTACAATTAAGAACATAACTTTACGCAACTTTCTATCTATCGGACAAGTAACACAAGCAGTAGACTTTGACAGAAAAGACTTAACACTTATTCTGGGTGAGAATTTAGACCTAGGTGGTGATGGTGCTCGTAATGGTACGGGGAAGACAACTCTTATTCAGGGTCTTAGCTACGCATTGTTTGGTGTACCCATTAATGACATTCGTAAAGATAACTTAGTCAATCGTACAAACGGTAAGGCTATGCTAGTTACACTAGAGTTCAACGTTAATGGTACAGACTATAAGATTGAGCGTGGGCGTAAGCCAAACATTCTTAAATTCTATGTAAACAACGTACAAGAAAAAGCATCAGAAGATCAACAGGGTGAGAACAAAGAAACACAAGCGGCAATTGAACGTGTGTTGAATATGAGTCCTGAGATGTTTAGACACATTGTTGTGTTAAACACATACAGCTTACCTTTCTTAGCATTAAAGAATAACGAACAAAAAGATATCATTGAGCAGTTGTTGGGTATCACATTGCTTAGTGAGAAGGCTGAAGTCATTAAAGACTTGATTCGTCAAAGCAAAGATAATATACAAGAAGAAGAATACAAAGTTAAAGGCATTGAAGAAGCTAACAAACGAGTTAAGGAACAGATTGATGCACTAAGACGCAGACAAACTATCTGGACTAAGAAACATGATGATGACTTAGCTCAACTAGCACTACAATATGATGACCTTTCTAAGATTGATATTGGAGCTGAACTACAAGCACATAAAGATTTGAATGTATGGACTAAGCAAAAAGAAGCACAGGATACATACAATGCGTTAGTTGCACGTTCTACTGCATGGCTACAAAAACATGACACAGATATTTCAATAGCACATAAGGCATACTTACTTAAAAATGCGTATGATATTGATGCTGAACTATTGGCTTGGGCTACTCTAAAAGAGTGGCTAAAGGATGAGGCTGAGCAAAAGACTATTTCTACAGCAATTGATACCCAAACCAAAAGTATAGCAAAAGAAAAAAAATTAATTGAGAAATTGGTTCGGGAAGTTAAAGAGTTAGAGGATCACAAGTGTTATGCCTGTGGTCAAGACTTCCATGACGACAAGCATGAGCACGTAACGCAAGAAAAGATTACGTTACTTGAAAGCACAAAGGCTGATTTAGCTATGCTTGAGGATCACTTAGAGGCAAATCAGTTAGCCGTAAGAAATATTGGTAATAAACCAACTACATACTATAAGACAGAAGCTGAGGCAATCCGTCATAGCAGTGATGTATCTAATTTGAAGACTATCTGGGAAAACAAAAGAGCAGAAGCTAATCCTTTTGCTGACCAATTAAGTGAGTTAAGTCCTATAACATTAGGTCCTCAGCCATCTACTCATTATGATACAGAAGCTGAAGCAGTAAAACATTCTAGTCAAATTGCCAATATTTTATCAACGATTGACAACAAGACGCAAGAAACTGATCCATACGCAGAACAACTAGTTGAAATGGAAACGCAAGCATTACAAGAGATTAACTTTGATAGAATTAATACACTAACAAAGACTATGGAACATCAGAAGTTCTTGTTAGATATATTGACTAGCAAAGACAGTTTTGTTCGTAAGAAGATTATTGATCAGAACTTGAGTTATTTGAATGGTAGATTAACACATTACTTAGATAAGATCGGATTACCGCATTTAGTAGTGTTTAAGAACGATTTACAAGTTGAGATTACAGAATTAGGTCGTGAGTTAGACTTTGACAATCTAAGTCGAGGTGAACGCAATCGATTGATTCTTGGTTTGAGTTTTGCATTCCGTGATGTTTGGGAAAACTTATATGCCCCGATCAATACATTGTTTATTGATGAATTGATTGATTCAGGGCTTGATACGATGGGTGTTGAGAACAGTTTAGCTATTCTCAAAGATATGAGTCGTAGGCGTCAAAAGAGTATTTGGTTAGTTTCTCATAGAGAAGAATTAGCCGGACGTGTACCTAGTGTGTTAAAAGTAATCAAAGAGAACGGTTTTACAACTTACTCTAATAGCGTTGATATAGAATAATTTTTAATATGCCAAATATATTCATAAGTAGTAGTATGTCAAGTCCACAAAAAGCAAAAGGTTCCGGTTTTGAGCGAGAAATCGCTAAATATCTATCAGAGTTGTACGGTGAATCATTCATTCGTGCACCTGGATCTGGCGCTTATGTGGGCGGCAAGAATCAAGCAAGAACTCAATTTCTACATGAAGGTCAAATTCGTTCATTCAAAGGCGACATTGTGCCAGGAGAGAGTTTCAGCAAAATGAATGCAGAGTGTAAGTTCTATCAGGACTTCCCGTTTCACTTATTACTAAGTGGTGAATGCAAACAACTTGATTCATGGCTAGAGCAACTTATGGATGTAGCTGACGATGGCGACATGAATATCTTATTCATGAAGTTTAACCGCAAGGGTCGTTATGTTGCCATACAACCTAAATTAACATGGAAGATTGATACGTTTCTTTTCTATGCTAATCAGAAGTATGGTGATTGGATCATCACAGAGTTCGATAGCTTTTTCACAAACAATGCAGAATTAGTAAAATTATATTCAGGCACAACATCAGACACCACGTCAAATAATACAATCACTTTAGAAACTACTTAATAAAATAAAAATTAGTTGGCTCAGTTGTGAGTCCTCCTTGAGACTGTACAGATTGTGCTGTGCCGTTAGATTCTGGAGTATGCTTATCAGTAATGATAAGGAACACCGAGAAGGCTCTCGTCAAAGCGAACCTTCAATGAGTCTATATCCAACTCTATCTTGCGGGTATAGAACATGCGTTGTCGAAGGATCAATTGAAAGACATTGATTGCTTCACTACAGTCCCATAAACTTTACAGGACAACCGGTGGCGCACAATAGCACAAAGACGCTAATTGTACGGGGAACAGATGGCAACGGATGACGGGCATGGCAAATGTTTTTAACCATTGGTAGGGCTTAAATAGCTCTACCATGGCTTCAAAGCGGCAATGTATCCCCCATTGATATGTTAGCATAGATTAAACAAATCTTTTAAAAAATTACCGAACGTAATACTGAGCGAAGCGAAGTATAAGTGAAGGTAGATGAGCGAAGCTCATCTTTAAGAAAGAAAATAATTAACAGTAACTTAGGATAAATGACATACCATAGGATTAGAAGAATGGTAAATTAGTATTCTTCGTAGTTTCTAAGTTTTCTTCAATGATCTTAGATATGGCTTCTCTTTCTCCAACACTTAGGTTCAATATATCTGTATAGCTAATGCCTCCGCGCATAAACCAAGCTAGCTTTAATGACCCATGCTTAATGTTGTTGATGTCCTTTTCCATATCATCTAAAAGCTTCTGAATTTCCTCGGACTTAAGGAAAAGAAGCTTTATTCGAAAAAATCTGTCATGTTTATCGTGAATGGTTGCTCATACTCATTTTGACAGTGGACGCATTTAAATTGTAATGGTTTAGTCTCACTGGATCTGCGTAACTCTAAGTTTCTGCCTTTGATTCTATCAAAAATCTTAGCATCACAATTCTTCAAGTAATCCATTATATATTCACGTTCTTGTACTTGAACTTCAGGTGTCTTTATATAATCAATGGTATAGCTCATAACATCAATAGCCATTTCATTCATTGAAATTAGTGCTTGTGATGTTTTATGATTACGTTCTATTTGATCTTCCATTCTAGACACATCCATCATTAACTTTTGTGCTTGAAACTGTGCTTCATTTGCTTTATTCAATTGGTCGTAAGTTAGCGGTTTAAACTTGATTTCTAATTCACCTATACTTAATGGTAAATGATAATCCGGAGTTTCAAACCCAGCAAGAATTCTACCTAAGTCTACATCATATTTTGCTGCCTCATCGCATTTTGGACAAGCGGTATCGGTTTCCATTTGATTACCTGAGGTTGCAATTTTGATAGCAACAAGCAATGGATCCAAATCAATGTTATTGACTGCCCATGGATTTTTGATGTTTGGTGCACAGCTTTTTATAATCTCTGTAACAGCACTTCCGTTGTATAATGCATCCGGTGTTCTGCAAGTAATTTCATCGATAGCAGTCATTGGGTAAATTGGTAATTCACCGTTATCAGGCATATCTATTGCTCCTGCAGGATAACCTATTCCCCCGCTAGGTAGTTTTAAATAAAGTGCTGGTCTACGAAAGTATTGACGTAGTGGATTGTTGTCTAACATGTATTCTCCTAAATAATTGGATATTTTCCCGAAGCTAAATATATAGAGTATTTATAGGAAGCAATAATGGCTGATATTAATCCTGAACAACGGGAAGCAATGGAGAGATTCTATGAGGCACTGCAAGGTGCAACCAGATCTATGGGCCCGTTGGAACAAGAGGAACGTGTATTAGCTGAGACTACTAAGAAAACAAGTGAGCGTTTTGAAACATTAGGTAGAAATTTAAACCAATTTGGTCGTGATTTTGGTAGTACAATGACCAGTGCCAGTGAGGGCACTGCAAAGTATAGTCAAGCAACACGTTCTGCCGCACAAGCAGCCGGTGATCTATTTGGTAGTTTTGGAATACTAGGTAAAATAGTAGGAGGCGTCATTAAGTTGTTTGGTGGTGTCATTGCATCCTCACTAGAACAAAACGAAAAATTAATAAAAAGTTATCAAAACTTAAGTGATTTTGGCGCCATTGATAGTTCAGGTGTAGAAGGTCTACAGAAAGACCTAAATCAAAGTATGAAACTGCTTATTGAACAAGCAGGTATATACGAAGGAGCCCTTAAAAAACTACAACCAGAATTATCAGCCTTAGGTGGTAGTGCGTCTCTGGGTAGAAAAAAATTCACTGAGGTGATGAGTAATATCATTGGTACTCAATTAGAGTCTGATTTAAGAATGTTTGGCATGACGCAAGAAGATATTGCTAACCACGCCGCTCAGGATCTAGCACGACAAGCTAGACTAGGTAATAGTCAAAACAAAAATACACAACAGCTTACTGAGGGTACTGGAAAGTACCTGAAAGAATTACAAGAACTTACTATGCTAACTGGTCTGAATAGAGAAGACCTACAACGTATGCGAGATGCTCAAATGGCTGAAGTTAGATTTAACGATTTTGTAGAAAATGTTCGTAAAAAAGATGCTAAGGCTGCAGAAAACTTCTTAAACACATCAATAATGCTTGAGAAGTATTTTGGCAGAGATTTTGCTACTCAATACAGAGAAACAACTGCTAACTTTAGTGGTGTGGTAGGGGAAGCAAGTACAAAAATTCATATAGCGACCGGCGGCCAGATAAAAACTATTAATGACCAAATATTAGCAGGCGCAGATTATGTTACTGCAACTAAGGCTATTGGTCACGCAGTAGACCGTACCTATAGGGGATTTGGTGCTGCAGTAACAATATCTAGGGAGTTAGCAGAAAGCTTAGGTTTAGCCGATCAGGCAGTAATGGGTTCTCGTCAAGTAATTAACTTGTCTGATAAAGAAGCAAGAGATCAACTGATGAAAGATATTCAGAATAATAAAGGTAAAATGGCTGAAGAAGTTAAACGTGCATTGACTGAACGTGACACTAAATTGATGTTAGATAATTTGGTTGCTGCTATAGGTACCAAAGTAATTCCTTTATTTACTAAACTGGCAGAAATAACACGATATCTTGCTAAAACATTTGCTAAAATTGTAGATAAGTTTGGCTGGGTAGTGGGTATGGGTGATTTGAATCTAAGTGCAGCCTTTGCTACTAATTTAGAAGATGCTACTGAAATTTTAAAAGATGAAGAAAAGAAACTTGCCGATATTACAAAAGAACGAGTTAAAACAGAAGAAAGACTTCAAAAAGTACAAAAAGAAAAGTTAGCATTAGAAGAAGAAGAAAAGAAAGGCTTTGGTGTTAAGGCTCCGTGGAAATATCAAGAGCTAACTAGAAAACGTGCAGAAGAAGAATCATTAAAAGATAAAGCAAAATCACTTAGAGAAAGACAATCTGCCGCTAGTACTAACGTAAGTGACCTTAAAGAGATTAAACAGACACACCAAGATGCTGCCTCAGCAAAATCTAGTTCCGGTACAGGTATTGGTAATCCAGGTGAAGAAGCTGCTAATCAAGCTAAAACTGCTGTTGCCAATCAAGCTAAAACTCCTGTGGGCGCTAGAAAGATATTAGACTATGTTGCTAAGTTTGAATCTGGTGGTGATTACAACAAGATGTACGGTGGTAAATCTAACCCCGAACTATCTAACATGTCTATTGCAGATGTAATGGAATTTCAGAAAAATAATGGTCCTGCATTAGGAAGTTCTGCTATAGGAAAATATCAATTCATGCGAAAAACTATTGAAGGTTTGATTGCAGAAGGGGTAATAAGTCCTACTGATAAGTTTGATGCTGCTACACAAGAAAAAATGGGGATGGCATTACTTGAAAGACGAGGCTATTCCAAATATAAAACTGGTAAATTGTCTGCCGAAGAATTTGCTAACAATGTAGCAGCTGAGTGGGCAGGTATGCCGATGGCTAACGGTAAAAGTAAATATGATGGTGACGGAAAAAACAAATCACTAGTAGATCGTAAAGATTTCTTGGCTCAAATAGAACAAGCATCAGGTGGAGGAATATTTTCTGGGTCTTCTAGTGGCTTCCCGGTAATGTTACATCCTAATGAAATGGTAGTACCTTTGAAAGATCATGCCGCGGTTTTGTCAGCAAGAGATGTTATGAAAAAGGAACTTCCTGAAATGAGTACTAGTAACTCTTCCGGTGATTCCGGTATAGGCGCAATGGTATCAATGTTATCTGATAAACTAGATTCAATGATATCAAGACTAGATGATTCGTATAGAACGCAAGAAGAACTATTGCAGTATACACGTGCGTGACGATAAATACTCATTATGACTTATAAGAAGCGTTTTACCGGTATTAATGCTACAGGACAGATGAGTCCCATTTCAGGTAGCAATAGCAACCGTGGTGCCTGGAATAGTGGCGCTGGAATGAATATGACACAAACTGGTGGAATGAACAATGACCAGTTTGGCTATAAGAACTATCAAAACAGATTACCCGAAGTATATACAGGTCATCCAAATCGTATTGAGCGTTATAATCAATATGAAATGATGGATGTTGATGCTGAAGTAAACGCATGTTTAGATATTATTGCTGAGTTTAGCACTCAGAAAAATGACCAAAACAATACTCCATTTGAGCTTGAATTTCGTGAAGAACCAACATCACATGAAGTTGAGATTCTTAAGAAACAATTACAACAATGGTGTAAATTGAATGAACTAGACACTAGAGTGTTTAAAATATTCCGTAACAGTATTAAGTACGGAGATCAAGTATTCATTCGTGATCCAGAAAACTTTAAGTTATACTGGGTTGACATGACTAAAGTTACTAAAGTTATTGTTAACGAAAGTGAAGGTAAGAAGCCTGAGCAGTATGTTATCAAAGACATTAATCCTAACTTACAGAATCTAAGTATAGCAGAAAAGACTACAACTGACTTTGGTATGAGTCCTGCTACTGGCTTTGGTGGAACAGGTGGCGGTCAAGCTGGAGCAGGATATGCAGTACCATCTAGCCCTAATAATACTACAGGTAGTCGTTTTAGTTTAGGTATGAATGAAGCCGCTATCGATGCTAAACATATTGTACACTTAAGCTTAACAGAGGGTTTAGATAGATATTGGCCCTTCGGTCAAAGTATCTTAGAGAACATCTTTAAAGTTTATAAGCAAAAAGAATTACTAGAAGATGCTATCTTAATCTATCGTATACAACGTGCACCAGAGCGTAGAGTCTTTAAGATTGACGTTGGTAATATGCCAAGTCACATGGCAATGGCATTTGTTGATAGAGTAAAGAACGAGATTCACCAAAGACGTATTCCAAGTGCAATGGGTGGTCAATCAATTATGGATGCTACATATAATCCATTGTCAATGAATGAAGATTACTTCTTCCCAGTTACTGCTGATGGTCGTGGTAGTGATGTTACTACATTACCCGGTGGTGATAATTTAGGTCAGATTGATGATTTACGTTACTTCAACAATAGGTTAGCTCGTGGTTTACGAGTGCCAAGTAGCTATTTACCTCAAGGTCCAGAAGACAGTCCTACTCCATTAAGTGATGGTAGAGTAGGTACTGCTATGATTCAAGAGTTCCGTTTCAATCAATATTGTGAGAGACTACAGAACTATCTAAGTCAGAAATTAAATGACGAATTCAAGTTGTTTATGCGTTGGAGAGGGTTCAATATTGATAGTGGTTTATTTGATATTAAATTTAATTCACCACAGAACTTTGCAGCCTATCGTCAAAGCGAATTAGATACAGCACGTGTATCAGTATTCCAAACAATGGAGCAGTTTCCATATATGAGTAAGCGTTTTGCAATGCAACGTTTCTTGGGACTAACTGAAGAAGAAATTGAAGAAAATCAACGTCTATGGTTTGAAGAACGTGAGAAACCAGAAGATGCAGAAGTCAAGGGTAGTGATTTACGTAGTATTGGAATTAGTCCGGGTGATATGGATTCTGATGAAGAAATTGCTGACAATTTACCTGACGAAGATATGGAAGCTCCTCCTCCTGGAATGGAAGGAATGCCTCCAGGTGAAGGCCCGGCACCAATGCCAGCCCCAGGTGGACTACCTCCTCCGCCAATGTGATAAATAAATGATATGAAATTATTTGAAATGTTCGAGCCTGCGGTAGAAGGTTATCAGGATCAAAGTACTGATAACAGTAAACCTAAGTGGAAAGAAACACGTAAAACAAAATTAACTCTTAGACAAATTCGTAAATTACGTAAGATGGTGGATGTGCGTAATTATGAAAAATCACAAAATCTAAAAAAACTCCGTAAACAGTATACACCTGTTTCACCGGACGTACCGGGATTATAACACCCAAATCTCTATATTTTTTGCAAAAACGCAAAAAAATAGCACTTATTGAGTATATTTGGCGACTACTCGCTAAATAACTTTACACAAGCCATTTCTATTTCAGGAGAACAAACAATGGATAACAAAAAATTTGAATCACTTATTGAGTTAATTATCAATGAGAACGAAGAACAAGCACGTGCATTATTTCACGATATCGTAGTTGAGAAAAGCCGCGAGATTTATGAATCAATGATGTACGAAGAGGCTGAAGAAGACCTCGAAGAAGCAAAAGACGAAGAACTAGAAGAGGGTGAAGAAGACCTCGAAGAAGGTCTTGACGAGATGGGCGGCGGAAGCATGGACACAGTCGAAAGCTTACTAGATGAAATCGGTGTCGAAGAAGAAGGCATGGTCGAAGACGAAGAAGAATTCGGCGGTGAAGAAGAATTCGGTGACGAAGGTGATATGGGCGAAGAGTCTTTAGAAGACCGCGTTGTTGACTTAGAAGACAAGCTTGATGAATTGATGGCTGAATTCGAAGAAATGATGGGCGACGAAGACGGTGACGAATTTGGCGGTGACGAAGAAGGCATGGACGACATGGACGACGAAGAAGGCATGGACGACATGGACGACGAAGACGAAGAAGCCGCTATGATGGAAGCTGTACAATTACAGAAAGTTTCTGTAACACACGGTGACAATGGTGCTCAACCAAAGAGCCCAGTAAGCGGTGGTACTAAGATTTCTGGTAATGGCGCTAAAGCTGTAAACTTCACATCTGGTGATGGTGGTAAAGGTGGTACACAAGGTGGACTATTGAACCCAGCTACTAAAGATGTTAAAGGTGCAGGTCAATTCAAAAATGCTCCCGGTGGTAAGAAAGCTGATTTAGAAGCAGCTCCAAAGCCAAAGCATGGTGATGACGGTGCAGACAAGAGAAGCCCAGTAGCAGAATCTAAAAAGTCTGTTAAGAAGATTATTAAGAAGTAAGGATACCTGAGATAATGGCTTTGTATCTTAGAGAGAACTTAACATTCGACCGAGCAAATATGGTCGTGGAGAGTGTTAAGGAAGATGGTGATAAGAAGTCCCTTTATATGAAGGGGATCTTCATCCAGGGTGGGGTACGCAACGCTAATGAGCGTGTGTATCCTGTTCCCGAAATTGAAGCAGCCGTCGGAACTCTAAACGAGCAGATTACTGAAGGACATTCTGTATTAGGTGAAGTAGATCACCCGGATGATTTAAAAATCAATTTGGATCGTGTATCACATATGATTACTAATATGTGGATGGATGGACCAAATGGATTCGGAAAACTAAAGATTTTACCTACTCCAATGGGAGAACTTGTTTCTACCATGTTAAGTAGTGGTGTAAAATTAGGTGTTTCAAGCAGAGGCAGCGGTAACGTTGATGACGCAAGTGGAAAGGTTAGTGACTTTGAAATAGTCACTGTGGATATTGTCGCACAGCCAAGTGCACCAAATGCATACCCTAAAGCAATTTATGAAGGCATGATGAATATGCGTCATGGTCATAGAATGTTGGATATTGCAAAAGATGCACAAAACGACAGTAAAGTACAGAGATACTTGAAAGAGGAAGTAATGCGCCTCATCAAGGATCTCAAAATCAAATAAAGGGGAATAAGCATGTTTGATGCTATCAAACCATTACTTGAAAGTGGTCTAATTAATGATGAAACTGGTCAAGCTTTAAACGAAGCTTGGGAGTCTAAGTTAAATGAAGCCCGCGAACAAGTACGTGCAGAGCTCCGCGAGGAATTTGCACAGCGTTATGAACACGATAAGTCCGTAATGGTGGAAGCCCTTGATAAGATGGTTACAGATGGTCTATCAACTGAAATTGAAGAATTTCAAGCTGAAAGACAAGCAATGAATGAAGACCGCGTAAAAGCAAAACAAAAGCTAAGTGAAAACGCAGCCAAGTTCAATAATTTTATGGTTACTAAACTATCCGAAGAAATTAAAGAACTACGTGCAGAACGCAAACTTCAACTAGAGAGTCAGCAAAAGTTAGAGCAATTTATTGTTCATGCTTTAGCACGTGAAATCAAAGAATTCTCACAAGACAAACAAGCTGTAGTTGAAGCAAAGGTTAAGTTAGTTGCTGAAGGTCGTAAACAACTCGAAACATTGAAAGCACGTTTTGTTGCTGAAAGTGCTAAGAGAATGAACGAATCTGTAGCTAAACATCTCAAGAGTGAATTAGGACAATTGAAAGAAGATATTAAGACCGCACGTGAAAACGATTTTGGTCGTAAGATTTTTGAATCTTTTGCAAGCGAGTTCTCTGTTACTCATTTAAATGAGAAAGCAGAAACACGTAAGTTAATGTCTGCATTAACGCAAAAGGATCAGCAAATTGCCGAATCCATCAAAACAATCAGTCAAGCTAAAAAGTTGATTGAATCAAAAGAACGTGAAGTCAAAATTATCAAAGAATCTAATAGCCGTCAAAAAGCTATGGATGAATTGCTAGGAACTCTAAATGAGGAAAAAGCAAAGGTAATGAAAGACTTACTAGAAAGCGTCCAAACGCCTCGTCTACAGGCCGCTTTCGATAAGTATCTACCAGCAGTGCTTCAAAACATTACTGAGAAGAAAGAGGTGAAAAAGCCTGTTCTGTCAGAGAGTGTAAAAGCTATGACTGGGGATAAAGCTGCCGTAAAACAATATGTTGAAGTCGAAGTACGTGACAACGTTATAGACATTAAACGTTTGGCAGGGCTTTAATTTTAAAGACATAATTTAGGAGAAATATAAATGTCACAAGTTCTATTAGAAAGCCGTTGGGACGAGACCAAAGAAGCCCTACTCGAAGGTCTTAAAGGTACTCGCCGCTCAACAATGAGTGTTATTTTAGAAAACACTAAGAAGTCACTACTATCTGAGTCATCAGCTGGTACGACTACAGCAGGTAATATCGCTACATTAAACCGTGTGATTCTACCAGTTATCCGTCGTGTAATGCCAACAGTTATCGCTAACGAGTTGGTAGGCGTTCAGCCAATGACGGGTCCAGTAGGTCAAATTCACACTCTACGTGTTCGCTATGCTCAGTCTTTAACAGACAACAGTGCAGCAGGTACAAGTGTTTCAGCAGGTGAAGAGGCATTAAGCCCATTCAAGATTGCTGAAGCTTATTCACGCACACCTTACGGTACATCATCAACTAGCTCTTATACAGCTAATGATACTGCTGCCTTAGAAGGTAACGGCGGTAAGCAAATCAGCGTACAAATCTTGCGTCAAGCTGTTGAAGCTAAATCACGTAAGTTGCAAGCACGTTGGACATTTGAGGCAGCACAAGATGCTCAGTCTCAACATGGTATTGACGTTGAAGCAGAAATCATGGCAGCTCTTGCACAAGAGATTACTGCTGAGATTGACCAAGAAATTCTTTTAAGCCTATCTTCATTGGCTACAACTGAATTTACATTTAACCAAGCTACTGTATCTGGTACAGCTACATTTGTTGGTGACGAACACGCTGCCCTAGCCGTTCTTATCAATCGTGTTGCTAACTTGATCGCCCAACGTACACGTCGTGGCGCAGGTAACTGGGCTGTTGTATCTCCAGCTGCATTAACAGTATTGCAATCTGCAACTACTTCTGCATTTGCTCGTACTACAGAAGGCACATTCGAAGCTCCAACTAACACTAAGTTCGTTGGTACATTGAACGGTGCTATGCGTGTTTTTGTTAACAGCTATGCACAAGACACACAACCAGTATTAGTTGGTTACAAAGGTTCATCTGAGACAGATGCAGCGGCATTCTATTGCCCATACATCCCATTGATGAGTTCTGGTGTTGTTCTAGATCCTAGTACATTCGAACCAGTAGTTAGTTTCATGACTCGTTATGGTTATGTTGAGTTAACAAACACAGCATCATCATTTGGTAATGCGGCTGATTATCTAGGGGAAATTGCGGTCAGCAATTTAACTTTTCAGTGAAATCAATCACTTACGAGAGCTACTTTATGTAGTTTTCAACAAAAGGGGCACGAAAGTGCCCTTTTTTGTGTACAAAATTAGTGGAACGTGAGATTTTACATAAATACTATTATGCTAATAAACAAATATTCCAAACTCTATCATAAGATAACTTCTAATGCCAAGCAACGCATTACTGAAGGATATACTGAACTACATCATGTTATCCCCCAATCAATGGGAGGTAGCAATGACAAAGAAAATCTAGTAGAACTTACAGCAAGAGAACATTTCATATGTCATTGGTTACTGATTAAAATGACAGAAGGTGAAGATAGAAGTAAAATGCTATATGCACTCAATGGAATGAAAGCAGAGAATAGATATCAACAAAGATACCATACAAAAATCACAGCAAGAGTATATGAAAATTATAGAATAGAACACGCAGAGAATCACAGTAAAAGAATGAAGGGCAGGCCTGCTTGGAATAAAGGTAGAAAATTAAAGGGTGAAGAATTAGAAAAACAACGTGAAAGAACAAAAAATAGAAAACAAATGTCACCTGAAACAAAAACTAAATGGATTGCGGACCGAGTAGCTACAGTTACTGGTACTAAAAGAAGCGAACAAGCCAAACAGAATATATCGTTAGCACTTAAAGGTAAACTAAAAGGTCCTATGAGTGAAGAAGAAAAACTAAAGCGTTCCATAACACAAAAAGGTGTAGCAAAAGTAAAGACACATGGAGCAAACGTAGCCAATGCCGTTCTTGGTAATATAAGTATCAACAAAGACAATGTTGAGAAGAAAGTAAAGAAAGATGTACTACAACAATATCTCAATGATGGTTGGCAACTAGGTGGCAAAAAGCGTAAGATAGAATAAATACAATATCTCAATGGGATGGGAAGACATTGAAGCACTCTTAGGAGTGCTTTTTTGTTGGATAAAATCTCTTACACATATAGTAATATCTAGCTAGTAGACTATGTTTTTTTGGGTTAAATATCTAATGAACGAAATATTATACACTTTAATAGTTACACACATCACTATTGTATGTGTTACCCTATTCTTACATAGAGGTCAAGCACATAAATCCATCGAATTTAATACTATATTAAGTCACTTTATGAGACTATGGCTGTGGTTAACAACCGGAATGGTTACAAAACAATGGGTGGCTATACATCGCAAACATCACAGATATAGTGACATTGAAGGTGATCCTCATACTCCGCATGTGTATGGGATCTATAACGTATTATTCAAAGGTGCATCACTCTATCACTCTGCAAGTAAAGATACTGAAATGATTAAACAGTATGGTGTTGGTACACCTGATGATTGGATGGAACAAAATGTATACAGTAAACATAGTCGTCTAGGAATTGTTTTGTTATTATTAATAAACTTACTTTGTTTTTCTTATTGGGGATTACTAATCTGGGTTATACAAATGATATGGATTCCATTCTGGGCTGCCGGTGTAATCAATGGAGTTGGACATTGGGTAGGTTATCGTAACGGTGAAACTAAAGATCACAGTCGTAACATTAGTCCGTGGGGAATTATCATAGGTGGAGAAGAATTACATAACAATCATCACTTAGATCCAGCAAGTCCTAAACTCAGTCGTAGATGGTTTGAGTTTGATATTGGTTATATGTGGGTAACAATATTTAAATCAGTAAAACTAGCAAAAATAAGATGAATGCAATATCTTAACGTGATAGGAAGACATTAAAGAACTTTTATGAGTGCTTTTTTTTTGGATGCCAAAAATCGCATTTCGTTAAAAATGATAAATACTCAATAAGAAATATTTGGAACATCCATGGCAGCAGACCCATTTAACTCAGTTGGCGGATACACAATAGGAATACCGCCCGTACCTGTCATTGACAGTAACGGTAACATCACGGGCAATAATATTGTAGGTAATACATTAAACATTAGTACCAATGCAAATATCGGTGGTACGTTAATAGTTAATAGTATTTTTGCTAATTCAATAGCAGGTAATATAACCGCTAACATTGTAGTGCCTGGCAGCAACACTGAAGTATTATATAATAATCAAGGTAGTGCAGGAGCAGATGCGGCATTCACATTTAACAGTGCAACAAAGCTTTTAGCAATAGATGGTGATTTAATTGCCAATAGTATAACAATGGGATATGGTCCGTTAGAGTTCTGTACATCACGTGTTATATTTGCTACAAGTTCAAGTAATGGAGCTAATCAAGTTTTACATAGAACTCAAGCTGATACCATATCAAGTATTGACTATACTATTATTGCTACTGACGCAATAGGTAACAATAGACAAACTAGTAAGCTATTTGCAAGCGTTTTGGGTACAGAAGTTGGATACTTTGAATATGGTACAATTGATGTACCTCAATTAGGCCCGGGAGTAGGTGACTTCAGAGTGCAGTATGATTCTGCAAATAATGATGTTACATTAACCGTGACACCTGTACCAAGTACTCTTGTCAATTACAGAATAATGACTACAAGTTATAAAGAATAAGGAAACAAGAAATGGCAATTAGACCCTTTAACTCAGTTGGTGGTTTCTCAGTAGGAGAAAACCCAACACTCATCATAGATGCAAACGGTAACGTTACAACAACTACCGCTAATCTAACAGGTAATATATCTACATATGGTATTTTAACTGACAATTACCTTTATGCTAACGGCAATCCAGTTGACTTTCAACAGGCAGCCGGTGGTAATGGCGAAATTCAATACAATAGTAATAATGATTTTGGTGCTAGTTCTGCTTTTTCATATACTTCAGGTACACTGACAGTTGGTTTTGCTTCTAATGGTGACATTAAAACTGACGCATTAACTGTTTCAAATTCAATAGGTGCCGCAAATTTAAATCTTACTGGTACAGCTAATGTTGATATTCTTACTGCTAATGGGAATGTTACTGCAAATTATTTTATAGGTAATGGTAGTTCTTTAACTGGTTTGGTATCTAACACTATCTTTCAAGGTAGTAGTAACGTTGTAGTAGATGCATCTAATGTTACTGTATCGGTTAATGGCACAACTAACGTTGCAAAATTTTTGGAAACCGGTACAGAACTTTTTGGTAATCTTTCAATTGCAAACATCACTACGGGAAGTAACGCTAACTTAACATTAGATCCAAATGGTGATGGTATAGTAGTAATTGCAGACACATCAGGTGGCGCAACTGGCATTCAATTAGGTAATGCTACACTAGGTAATTTAACAAGTAACGCATTATCAATGACAACAGCAACTACAGTAACAAATGGTATAGCACAATTAAATGAAATTTTAGGTAAGCTTGTTCCACCTTCACCCCCTGCATTCCCTGCAAGTCAAACACTATCAGTTGCTAGTTTATCAACTTATCGTATGGCTAACTTTGTACAAACAGATAATACACCTGGCGCAAACAAAAGTGTATCAGGTGGAACAACTGTAACAACTGTACGTAGAGTATCTACTTACTCAACCAACAATATAACTAATGCTGGTCCAGGAGATTCAGGTAATATTATTGTTAAATTGAACGGTGCTAATGCGGGTGTTCGAACACTTACTGCTAATTTAAACGGCAATGGTACAATTGGTAACTTGACTATATTTAATAATTATGATTATCGTAATGCAAATGCAAATATTGCAGCTGGTTTTTGGAGTGTTTTCTCTGCTAACGCATCAGGTACTGTTACACAGGGTTGGAATGAAGTTTCTATTACTGACAGCGCAGCCGGTAATACAAATACACCATCATGGTATTATGATGCAAGTGTACCAGGCACACCAACGTTCAGTAATGTTGCAATAACAGCGCCTGTATCACCAAGCTACACATATTCTAGTACTGTACCTCACTATAACAGTACAAATCAGTTTGCTATTACATTTGATGTTAATAAACTAAGCGGTGACATGTATCCAACAAGCGATACGTTTGTAACAGGTTCAGCATCCGGAGCATTTGGAGCACCAACAAGTAAAACATATTCAGATGCAGGTATATCAACACCTCTAGCTAAAGATTTATATGTGGCTAGTGGTAATGCTTCTGTTAGTACAACATCTACTATTATATCAGGATTTAGTTCAAGCTCAAGTGGTCCTTCTGTAAGTGTATTAAACAGTTATAATACAGGAACTCAAACATTTAATCCGGGATCAGTTGTTCTTTATAAGACAGGTACTGCTAGTACGATGGAAGAAGCAAACGTAGTAATTGGTTCTACTATTGGATCAGGTTCTGGATTAGCTTTTAGAATTATAAATCCAGGTAGTACAGATACACCAGTATACTCTGCTAATGCAACGGCATTTAATAGTCAATCAAGTACACTACAAACTTATGATGCTACTATAGTAGCTGCCTCACTAAAACATGACCAAACAAATTATGCTAGTGGTTATTTACCTGCTGGACCTAATCTAAGTACAGGTCGTAGTACGGCACAATATTTTACATTCAAGTTTATTAGAACATCAGTTTCTAAGTTTGATATTAAATGGACTGGCACTATAGCAGGACTCTGGGTAGCATTGCCTGGTAGTGGTATCGATACCTCATCTACACTTAATGGCTGGTTAGATTTAAGTACTGCATATGCAGGTGCTGGTCAACCAGGAGCAGGTTCAGGGGGTAACGGAAGTAATGGGGCAGCTCTAGGTGGTGTTGCACCATTAAATTCAGCACAAACAAATAAAGCAATAACAGCAACGTTTGGTACTGTATCTAGTTCAGGTACTGCAACCAATGAGATTTATGTTAGAATAAAATTAACAACCGGGCAAACAGTATCAGCCCTTTCATTACAGACTGCGAGTAACTAATTATGGCCGTATCACAAGCACAAATCGTTGACTTACTATATAAACAGGCGTTTGGAGTAACAAAAACCGACACGTCAACTAATAAGAGTCCTAGTAACGAATCAATTCCTAGCCCGCTATTAATGCGAGGAGATACAATTTGGTTGAATTCTAGTTCTATTCCAGGCACGGCTGCAGATACAGCAGGGCTAGTTCAAGCATATACCGGATCAAGTGCAATACAAACTACAGCGGATACAACAACAGTACCAGTAGGTGGAGTATACCCTACTTGGAAAACAAATTTAACCGATTGGATTCCAGCAGAGTTTGGTGCAACATATAACGTAAGTGTTTATGTAGACAATGCTAATGCGGCTAATCCAGTAGCTACTGGTACACAAATTTTTGCTGCAGGTTCAGGTGGTAATGGTCAATTTTACTTTAACTATACATCAGGTGTATTAAACTTTATTGGTGAAACTATCCCTTCGGCACTTACAGCAAGTAAAGTTTTATACATTGTAGGTTATAGATACATCGGCCCAAAAGGTATTAACAATTTTAGCCCTAGTAATGTTAATCTAGGTAACATTAATATCAATAACAACACAATTTCTACTATTGATCTCAACGGTAATTTAATTTTAGAACCAAACGGTACAGGCTATGTAGTAGTACCAAACTCACTTGATGTTCAGACCGATATTATATTAGGTGGCAACTTTATTGTTAATGGTGAATCTACCTTTGGTAATCTAGATGTAGATGCCATTAGTGCTACAGGTAATATATCTGGAAACGGATTGTCAGGAAACACATTAAATATTAGTGGTGATGCTAACGTAGGCAATTTAATATCACTTGGTGCTATTAGTGCAACAGGTAATCTTAGTGGTGGAAATATTTCTACTCCCGGTGATATAAATGCTAATGGTAATATATATGGTAACAATCTTAGGATAACTAATTTAGCTAATGTAGGTGCGTTAGAAGTAACGGGTAACTCTTTATTTAATAATTTGGGTGTCAATGGATTTGTGTATACAAATCTAATACCATCAATTGATGTTACTTATGATTTAGGTAATGCTACCCATCGATGGAAAGATTTATATTTGTCCGGTAATAGTATTATTTTAGGTAATACTACTATTAGTTCTACAAACGATGACACCTTCACTACTGCTAATATTGAAGCTACTGCACAATTAACCGCTAACGTGGGTTTATTTAATGGTAATGTACTTATGGAACAAGACCTTACTATTGTAGGTAATCTATCTGTAAGCGGTAATACAACTTATATTAATGTATCAGAATTAAATGTAACTGATCCTATTATTAATTTAGGAGGTGCTGCTAACGGCGGCAACTCCAGTGCATATGATGGTTTAGATAGAGGTTTATTTTTACATAACTATGACTTATCTCCATCAGGCCCGGTCAATCAGTTTATAGGTTGGCAATCAGGTATAAAACAATTTTCATTTGCAAGCGAAGCAACAGTATCATCAGGAGTAGTGACAATAGGAACATATGGTAATGTTCAAGGTAATACTTTTATTGGTAATCTAGAAGGTACAGTATTAACGTCAGCACAAAATAATATTACATCTCTTGGTAATCTGCTAAACTTAGATGTTGCAGGTAACACTAATATCTATACAACCGCTAACATCAAAACGTTAGTAGCAAGTAACCTATCATACCCGACAATAGATGGTACTAATGGTCAATATATATCTACTAACGGTAATGGAGTGCTTTCTTTAACTACTGTAGAAGTTCATAAGATTAACAATGGTAGTAGTAACGTTTTTGTATTTGAAAATGGCAATGTTGCTACTACTATTAATGGTAATGCAAATGTATTAGTAATATCAACTACTGGTGCTAACCTTCTTGGGTCACTTACTGTCACAGCAAATTTAACTGCAAATACTCTAACATCTAACAATGGTGTAACTTTAGGATCAACTGACATACAGTGGAAAACACTTACTACCACATCAACTACAGCTGATCAGGCAATTGTTAGACTAAATCCACTAACATGCAGGGGAGTTGAATTTTTTGTAAAAGGGGTAGAAGTAGCAGGGGCTAAATACTGTGTAGCTACCTTACAAGCAGTACATGATGATAGTGATGTTGATTTCTCTAGTTATGGTACTGTTTATAAAGGTAGCTCACCAGGAGCAATAAAAGTGATTTGGAATAGTGGTAATATTGAACTAGTGGTTACACCTACAAGCAGTAATTCAACTGTATGGACAACACAGTACAGAACAATATAAGAGCCACATAACAAGAAGATTATATGGCAATAAAAAAGTTTAATACAGTTGCAGGACTTTCAGTAGGTGAAGATGCATCTATTGATGTTATTGATGCGGAAGGTAATGTTACCGCTCATACTTTAACCACAACTGGATTAAGTAATTTAGGACCTATAAGTAATGTAATAATTACTGGTGGCAGTAATGGTCAATACTTAAAAACAGATGGTTCAGGTAACCTGTCATGGGAAACTATAGATACATCTGCTATTAATAACGGTAATAGTAATGTAAACATTGCAACATCAAATAGCAATATTACAATGTCAGTAGCAGGTAATGCTAATATCATGACTGTAACTAGTACGGGGGCCAATGTACAGGGTTATCTTGATGTCACTGGTAATACTACAGTAAATAATTTAACGGTTTCTGGTACATTAATTGCAGGTGACATAGCTGTTTCTAGTATTGCAAATGGCACAAGTAATGTTGACATTGTAGGGGTTAGTGGAAACGTTACAATGAGTGTTAACGGCAATGCCAATATACTTACAGTAACCGATACTGGTGTTAATATTAACGGTACAGTTAACGTTGGTAATACTACTCTAACAGGTAATACTATTACTACTGATGTTATTACCGTAACTTCTGCTAATTTGGGAAGTGTAAGTAACGTTGTTATTACAGGTGGTAGTGACGGATATGTATTAACAACTGATGGTAATGGTAACTTAATTTGGGCAACTAATGATGCAGGTGCGGCAGGTGCAAATTATGAAGTACAGTTCAATCTAAATGGACAGTTTTCTACTAATGCAAATTTCACGTTTGAACCTGATTCTGAAACATTAAATTCTAACTACTTTGCAGGTGATGGTAGTAATTTAACCAACTTAACTGCTATTAATATTACAGGTATCGTTAGTAACGCATTATATGCAAATTTTTCAAATTATAGTACATATGCGGGTGAAGTTGATTTTGCACAAAACGCTAATACATCAAACTATGCAAACTATGCAAATTATGCAGGTGATGCAATTAATGCAATTAATGCTAATTATGCTGGTTATGCAGACACATCTAATACTGCCGCAACAGTAACAGACTCATATCAACCAACTATTACAACTATTGGTACGTTAACTGATTTAGCAGTTAGCAATAATATTACAACAAATACAATAATTGCAAATAATCAGATTAATACCAATCTTATAATTGCTAATATAGGAAATTTTACCACTGTAAATTCTACTAATGTAAATGTAACCACTCAAGTTACTACTAATGTGTTAATAGGTAACATAGCTAACGTTACTACTGTAAATGCAACTAATGTGGTTGCAACATTTTTTACCGGTGACGGATCAAACTTAGCAAACATCAATGGAGCAAACGTAAGTGAAGTATCAAATGCAAACTATGCAACATACTCACTATATACTCTTGATGCTAACTTAGCGAACTTAGCCAATAATGCAATTACTGTAACAGGTTCAAGTCAACCAAACATTACTTCGGTTGGTGATTTAGGTGGTTTAGTTGTTTTAGGTACATCAAATTTAGCAAATGTAACAGCAAATATTTTACAATCTAATAGTGTTGTATCAAACTCTACTCTATATGTGGCAGGTGATGCAACTATTGTTGGTAACTTAATTGTTTACGGTAGTGCTATATACGCGGATGTAACATCATTAATTATACAAGACCCAATCATTGAACAAGGTGGATTAGCTAACGGTGTTCCTCTACCGTCTAACGATGGTTTTGATAGAGGACAAGTATTACATTACTATAGCGATGCGGTAGATGCTCCAGTTGATGCGTTTATGGGCTGGAAAAACTTAGCAGGTGAATTTGCTTTTGTTAGTAACGGTAGTTTAGTTGATAATACTGTAACAGTTCATACTTATGGCAATGTACATGCTGGTGTATTCATCGGTGATGCTTATGGATTGTCTAATATCCCTGCATCAAATATTAACGGTACAGTAAATTATGCAAATTATTCTGAATATTCAGGTAATGCGCTAGTAGCAGAAACAGTTACTGCAAGCTCTCAACCTAACATTACAAGTGTTGGTAATCTAACTAATGCCAATGTATCCGGTACACTAATAACTAATATTGCTAATGCCAATACTATCAACGTAAATGAAGTTTATGCTAACACTTACTATGGTAACTTTGCAGGTAATATTAATTTAGGTTCAGGTAACACTAGAGTATTGTTTAATAATGACGGTGTAATTGGTTATAGTACTAATTTTACATTTGATAAAGATACAAATGTATTCACGGTTAATGGTAACATTTCGTCCGGTAATGCTAATTTAGGTAATATAGCTAGTGCCTCATACTTTTCAGGTGATGGTAGTCTATTAGCTAACCTTAACGGTAGTAATATTAGTGAAGTAGCTAATGCAAACTATGCAACATACGCCGGTACTACTGAAATTGCACTTACTGCAAATACAGTACTTGATAATGCACAGCCAAATATTACAACAGTCGGTACTCTTGTTGAGTTGTCTATTGCCGGAAACACTTTTGCAAACATTGTTAATGCTAATTACTTTGTAGGTGACGGTAGTAATATAAGTAACGTGCTAGGTTCATCTATTATAGGTGAAGTAGCTAATGCAAACTACTCTACAACTGCAGGATTTGCAACTACTGCCGGTATTGTAACAACAGCAAGTCAACCAAATATTACATCAGTTGGTACACTAACAGACTTAACAGTAACTGGTAATATAACTGCTAACATAATTAATGCAACTTATGTATTTGGTGATGTGGGGAACGTATCAAACGTTCCATCAGCAAATATTGTTGGTATAGTTTCTAATGCAAATTACGCGGCATATGCCGGCAACGCTGAAACAGCTACCACTGCAACTACAGTTACTGCTAGCTCACAACCAAATATTACAAATGTAGGTATTTTAGCAAACTTAACTGTTGATACAGACGTAGAGGCAGACACAGTACATGCAAACTATTTCTTTGGTGATGGATCAAACTTATCAGATATTAATGGGTCTAATGTAAGTGAAGTAGCCAATGCTAATTACGCTAGCTACGCAGGTAATGCAACAACAGCATCTACTGCTAATACTGTTATTGATAATGAACAACTTAATATTACACGTGTTGGCACATTGATTAGTTTAAATGTTACCGGTAATGTTAGTGCAGATTACATTAATGCTTCTCATCTGTATGGTGAAGCCGGAAACATTTCTAACGTACAAGCAAATAGTATTGTTGGTACAGTAAGCACAGCTTCAGTAGCCAATACAGTCAACAATAGCGCACAACCTAACATTACAAGTCTTGGTAATCTAACATCATTAATAGTATCGGGTAATGCTAGCTCAAATAATTTAACAGTAGATAACACACTACAAGCACAAGACGTAAACGTTATTGGTAACTTATCAGTAAGTGGTAATGTAACTTATATCAATGTTAACTCATTGCAAGTTCAAGACCCAATCATTCAATTAGGTGGCGGAGCAAATGGTTCTCCACTAACAACCAATGACGGTAAAGATCGTGGAACACTATTACATTATTATGATATTGCACCGGTAAGTGGGTTTATGGGATGGGACAATAGCAATGCAGAGTTTTTAATTGCTAGTAACGTGTTGATTTCTGATGACGTAGTGGCTGTCCAACAACTAGGTAACATTAGAGCACAGAATTTTATTGGTAACTTTAACGGTAACATCACTGGTAACATTGTTATTCCGGGTGATAATACTGAAATCTTATACAACAATGACGGTAACATTGGTACGTCACCTGGTTTCACATTTCAATCGGCTAATAGCGAACTTACCGTAAGTGGAAATATCAATGCTAATTTTGTCTTAGCTAATAATATCATTGCATCTAACATTACTGGTAATTTAACCGGATCTGCTACAACAGCAGGTACAGTAACAGAAGGTTTACAACCTAACATCACTGCTGTAGGTACACTATCTGCACTAGATGTTACGGGTAATATTACTGCAGCCAATGCAAGTTTAGGTAATCTTGTAATAGCATCATTCTTGCAAGGTACTTTGACCTCATCAAGTCAACCAAACATTACAACTATTGGTTCATTGTCTAATTTGACAGTAACCGGAAATATTTCAGGAGGTAATGCCAACTTAGGTAACTTAGTTGTTGCAAATTACTTTGCAGGCGACGGTAGTTTATTGACCGATCTTAATGGTAGTAATATTACTGAAGTAGCAAATGCAAATTATGCATCATTTGCAGGTGTAACCTTTACAGCAGAGACAGCCAATGTTGCCAATACAGTAATAGCTAGCGCACAACCAAATATTACAAGTGTTGGTTTACTAACATCATTGTCAGTAGCTGGGATGCTAACATCATTTGATGCTGTATTGGGTAACAGTGCTAGTGCAAACTTCTTTAATGGTGATGGTGGAAATATTAGTAATGTTCAATCTACTAATATTATAGGTACTGTTGCTAATGCAAATTATGCTACCTATGCAGGAATTACTAATGCTGCCAATACAGTCAACGATAGCGCACAACCTAACATTACTAGTGTAGGTAACTTGACAAGCTTAGTTGTTATTGGTAATATTACTTCAGGTAATGGTGACTTTGGTAACGTTGCAAGAGCTAATTTCTTCATTGGTGATGGCGGCCTACTATCTAATGTCCCTACTGGTGAATTTGCCAACTACGCTAACTATGCAGGTAATGCAGTAATAGCAGAAACAGCATTAGTAGCAACTACTGTTACCAATGCTGAACAATCTAATATTACTAGTGTTGGCGTTTTAACTGAATTGTTAGTTTCTGGAAACATAGTTGCTGGTAATATTGATGCCGGTAATGTAGTTGTTGCTAACTATTTGGTAGGTGATGGATCATTTATATCAAATATTCAAGGATCAGTAATTACTGGTTGGGTAGCATCTGCTAACTATTCTAATTATGCAGGCAACGCGGTAACAGCACAAACAGCACTTAATGCAATAACTGCAAATACAGCTACTGTCGCAGTAAACGTTACTGCATCTAGTCAACCTAATATTACTTCAGTTGGCACATTAGTATCACTAGATATAACTGGAAATATTACTGCTAACATAGGTGAGTTTGGTGGTAACGTAGCAGCCGTATATTTCTTAGGAGACGGTGGTTATTTAAGTAATTTGACTGGTTCAAATGTATCAGGTATAGTTGCTTCAGCAAACTCTGCAGAATATGCAAACATTGCAAATATCTCTACTACATCAACATATGCAAATATAGTTGTTGATGCTTCTCAGCCAAATATCAATAGTTTAGGTGTACTAACTAGTCTAGATGTTACTGGTCTATCAGATTTAGGAGACGTTACTGCTACAAATATCACTGTTGGTAACGTTACTATCACACTAGCAAACGTTACTGCAGACAATTTCTTTGGTAATTTTGATGGTAATTTAACGAGCCCGGGCTACAATACTAGTATTATCTTCAATGATTCTGGTATGATTAATGCTAGTAACTCATTCCAGTTTAATAGTACTACAAATACTGCTACTATTACAGGAACATTAGAAGTTGCTGATTCTATTACACGTGACGGAAAAGATGTTCCAACATACACTAGCGCCAGTGCAATACCTATCAATCCAATTGCAGGTGACGAGTGGTATGACGAGTTAAATGACAGAATTTACAAATATGTGTACGACGGGGCAACATATGCTTGGATAGATATTTCAAGCGGATTTATTAGTGCAAATGTAGAAGTATCCGGAAATACTATAGTTCTACGTGATGCTAATGGTAACATTTACGCAAACCACTTAAGTGGTACATCTCTCGCTATATCTGGTATAAGTAACTTAGGTGACGTGGGTAATGTTCGTATTACAGGTGGTACTGCTAATTACGTTCTAGGAACTGATGGTACAGGCAATCTAGCTTGGGTAGATGCTGGATCACAGGGTGTTGGTGGCACAAATACGCAGGTTCAATATAACAATAACGGTACGTTTGCTGGTAGTGCAAACTTTACATATGACTATCTTACAGAAACATTGTCTGCAAATGTTATAACTGCATTAGGAAATCTAACTTCTACTGCAGGAAACTTGATATTAAGTACAGGTGAACTTAGTGTTAACGGAACCAGTGCTAATATATTTTCAACAACTTTAACCAATGTAAATTTAGGTCTATCAGCTAATGTAACTGTTGGTAGTACGACTGGAAATACAACTGTTAGGGGTAATTTAGTAGCAAATAACATCAGTACAAACGGTAATTTAGTTGTAGCTAGTCTTGCTACTATAACAAACTTAAAAGTTAGTGATTTATCTAGTAATAGAACCCCAATATCTATTACAAATGACACAATAGTGGATAGCTTTCCCGTAAATAAATACAGGTCAGCTAAATACACTATGAGGGTAAACAGTGATGATGGTTATCAAGCTGTTGAAGTTCTATTAATTCATAACGGAGTAAATAGTTATGTAACCATATATGGTAGTCTGTCTACAATCGGGACAGATATTATATCACTGGGTACAGCTATAAATTCCGGAAATGTTCAATTACTAGCAACTTCGACTATAGCTAATACTACTGTTAATTTATTGGGCACATACGTAGCAGACTAAAGGATAAAAAATGACTACTAGATATTTTAATGTAAAACAAGGTATTACAACAGGTAATATAGTTCTTGATGCGGCATCAAGCAATCTTACTGGTGTAGGCAATCTTAGTATTGTAAACACCGTAAATGCTAATTTCTTTACTGGTAATGGATCATCATTAAGTAATATTACTGGTGGTAACGTTACTGGTCAAGTAGCTAATGCATTAGTTGCAGGTACAGTATATACAGCGGCACAACCAGCTATTACTTCAGTTGGAACACTAACTGGATTAACAAGTACAGGTGCAGTTGACTTAACTGGTGCAAGTAATGTTGCATTGGGCGCAGTGGGTAATGTTCATATTACAGGTGGAACCAACGGGCAAGTACTAGTTACAAACGGTACTGGTGGACTATCATTTGTAACGATTAGTACAGCATCATTGTCTAATGGTACTAGTAACATTGAAGTACTCAATAATGGTAATATATCCTTTAGTAGCGCAGGATCAGCTAACGTATTAGTAATTTCTAGTTCTGGTGCAAATGTTACAGGAACACTAGGTATTTCTGGTAATCTTACATCAGGTAATGCTAATTTAGGTAATGCCGCTACTGCAAATTATTTCATTGGTAACTTACACGGAACAGCTAACGTAGCCCTTACTGTATCCGATAGTGCTCAACCTAGTATTACAAGTGTTGGTAACTTAACAAATTTATTTGTTACTGGTAATACAACTAGTGGTAATTTTATTACTACTGGTAATGTATATGCTCCTAGTATAGTTCAAGCTGGTACTTACACCGTTAAAGTTGATTTAAGTGCAACAACTGGTATCGTAGGTTTAACCGCTAACGGTTACACTACAGAGTTCTTACCAAGTGGTCAAGTAAGATTAGATCCAGATGGTACTGGACAAATATTTAGTGGAACAAGTGATGGTTCACAATTAGTTTTAGGTACAACTCAAACAGATTTAAAACAATTACGTGGTGGCAATGTTACTGTACAAACAGGTGCAAGTGGCACTACTTCTAATACATGGACATTTGGTCAAGATGGCGTATTAACTGCCCCTGGTAATATTACTACAACAGCTAATATTGCCGCTGGTAATGCAAATATCACTTCTGCGCTTCAAGCAGGTAGCTTAATATCTAACACATTAACTGCAGTTGGCACTGCTGATCTAACTATAAATTCAGGTACAGGTAATGCAAATGTCGTATTGACTCCAACTGGTACTGGTACAGTAGATGTAAGTAACAAGCGTATTACACAAGTTGCAACTCCAAGTGGTGACACTGATGCGGCAAATAAAGGTTATGTAGATAGCGTAGCACAAGGTCTTGATGTAAAGGCTTCTGTAAAGGCTGCTACTGCCGCTGCTCTTCCTGCAGTAACTTACAATAACGGTACTTCTGGTGTAGGTGCAACTCTTACTGCTGATGCGTCCGGAGCACTACCAACAATTGATGGCGCAACTCTAGCTCAAGGCGACCGCGTATTAATTAAGAATCAAGCTAATCAAACACAAAACGGTATTTACGTTGTAACTACATTAGGTAATGGATCTACAGCATTCGTTCTAACCCGTGCAACTGACTTTGATCAAGGCAGCCCAAGCGGTGAAATTCCAGCTGGATTCACGTTCGTTGAAGAAGGTACATCATATGCCGATACTGGTTGGGTATGTACAACTAACAGTCCAGTAACAGTTGGTACAACTAATATTATATTCAGTCAGTTCTCTGGTGCAGGACAATATGTTGCGGGAGACGGCTTAACATTAACTGGTACTACGTTCAGCGTTAACGTTGATACAACTACAATTCAAATTAGTGCAGATACATTGAAAGTTGCAGACTCTGCGGCATTCGTAACACCAAATATTGGTGCAGCTACTGGTACAAGTTTATCTGCAACAGCTAATATTAGTGCAAATAATCTTTCTGCAACAAACGATGTTGGTGCAGTAACTGGTACATTCAGTGGTAATGTTAGTGTAGGTAATTTAAGTACGACGGGTGGCATATCTGCATCTACTATTGCAGGTAACTTAACAACCGCTACACAAGCTAATATTACTAGCTTAGGTACATTGTCTGGTTTAACAGTTAACGGTGTAAGTAATCTTGGTCCTGTCGGTAACGTTATTATTACTGGTGGTTCAAATGGTTATATCTTGGGATCAAATACATTAACTGCTACAAATATTGCAGGCAACGGTGCTAGCTTAACTAGCTTAACTGGTGCAAACGTAACAGGTAATGTTGCTAATGCTAACTTAGCCGGACATGTAACTCAAGCCATACAAGGTAATATTACAAGTGTTGGTACATTAACTGGATTAACAAGTACAGGTGTAATTGACTTAACTGGTACAAGTAATGTTGCATTGGGTGCAGTTGGTAATGTACATATTACAGGTGGCACTACTGGTCAATACTTAAGAACAGATGGTGCAGGTGGATTATCTTTCGCTACTGTTGATACCGATACACTAGCAAATGGTACATCTAATGTTGATATTTCTACTGCAAATGGCAATGTAACAGTTGGAGTGGGTGGAGTTGCAAATATTGCAATATTCACTGCTACTGGTGCAAATATAACAGGTACACTATCTGCTACTAGCAACTTAACTGTCGCTAACGCTAATTTAGGTAACTTAGCTACTGCTAACTTCTTTAGTGGTGATGGTGGTCAATTAAGCAATATTACAGCAGGTAATATTACCGGTCAAGTAGCTAATGCATTAGTTGCAGGTACAGTATATACAGCGGCACAACCAGCTATTACTTCAGTTGGAACACTAACTGGCTTGACTGTTTCGGGTAACGTGACAGCCAACTACGTTGGCTTAAACAATGGGTTAACAACTAATCGTAGTAACGTTTCTGTAACATCAAATACAGTTATTGATCAGTTTGCGCCCGGCACATTCAGAACTGCTAAGTACGTAGTAAGTGCTAGCGGCGATGACGGATATCAATCAGTAGAAGCGTTAATGGTACATGATGGTACAACTGCATACATTACAATTTACGGTAGCGTATGTAGCAATGTATCTGCTGACATTATCGATATCTCAGCTAACATCAATGGGCTATCAAATAATGTAACCTTGTATGCAACATCAAATAGTGCAAATGCAAAAGTTAATATAGTCGCAAGCTATATCAACGTATAAATATAAGAACAACGTGTTTTAAACACGTTGTTTTTTTGTTAGCTAAATAAAAATTAATATACAGGGAATATGGAACTGTGGCATTTAAATACTTTAACGTAAAGAACGGTATTGTTACCGGTAATATTTTATTACACGCAGGTAATAGTACGGTTTCGGCAAGTACGTTTTCAGGTAATATAAATGTCACAGCATCAGCAAATTTAGGTAACGCTAGTAATGTAAAAATTACCGGCGGTGCCAATGGGTATATATTACAAACAGATGGTACGGGCAATTTAAGTTGGACTACTCAATCAGGCGGCAGCTCCTCTATCAGTAATGGCAATAGTAATGTAAGTATTGCTACCGCAAACGGCAATATTACATTTAGCGCAGTTGGTAACGCTAATGTAATGACCATTACCAATGTAGGTGCCAATATTGTTGGCACGTTAAATGTAACTGGAAACATAACCGTCGCTAACGCTAATTTAGGTAATTTAGCAACAGCAAATTATTTTACAGGTAATGGTAGTTTACTAACTGGAGTAATTGCAGGCACAGCAAATACAGTAACTGCTTCTGCACAACCAAACATTACTAGCCTCGGCACATTAACAAGTCTATCAGTAAGCGGTACAACTAATTTGGGTGCAGTTGGTAATATTACAATTACCGGCGGCAATGCAAATAGTTATCTTAGAACAGACGGCAGCGGATCATTAAGTTGGAATCCATTGCCAACTACTACTGTAACAGTAGATTCTTTTAATGGTGACGGAACTACTACAGCATTTACATTAAGTGTAACACCAACTAGCAAAGCATATACAAGTGTTACAATTGGCGGTGTTAGTCAATATCAATCATCATATACTGTAACCGGCACCACGATAACATTTAGTTCAGCTCCACCAAGTGGAACAGTAATTGAAGTGCAAACAATCGCTAGTGGTGGTAGTGCCACGCCAATTACAATTAATACAATAGGCGGTTCAGCATATGTAGGCGTAAGTGCTAATACTACTATGGTAGCTGGTAACGTTTACATTGTTAATACAAGTAGTGCAAACTTAACAATGACTTTACCGGCAAGTGGTAACTTAGGTGACACTGTTGGTATTATTGATGGTACGGGTAATGCGAACACACATGCTATCACTGTTAGTAGAAATGGTGGAAATATTATGGGTAGTGCAAATGATATGGTAATCACTACACCACGTGCTGGTTTAACAATGGTTTATTATAACAACTCACAGGGCTGGTTACTAACTCAAATTTAATGGAGATATATGGCAACTAATTATCAAGACTTTCAAACAGGTGGTTCTAGTAATCAACTACCTACTATATATTTAAGTGACTCCATTGTAGTAGGTGGTACAGTTATTACAAGTAATTCTATCGTATCAATTAATATTAATGAGATTACGTATTCAGGTGGTCTTAATAGTGCAATACCTGCAGGTGGACAAACAATTACGTTAACAGGTTCTTTTTTTGAAACTGGTGTTACTTTAACTGTAGATGGTACATCAATAGCAGTTACTAGAGTAAGTTCTACCAGTGCGACTTTTAATAGTCCACCTAAAAGTGTAGGAACATATAGTGTTGTTTTAACTAATCTAGATGGCACCAGTGCAAGTATCAATATATTATATGCAGTATCTGTACCCGGCGCACCAACTATTGGTACTGCCACAGCAACCGGATTAACAACTGCCACAGTAGCATATACCGCACCTGCAGAAGACGGCGGTGCTACTATTACGACATATACAGCAACTAGTAGTCCAGGTGGTATCACTGGTACACTAAGTCAAGCAGGTAGTGGTACTATTAATATGACTGGATTAACATCTGGTACAAGTTATACATTTACTGTTACGGCAACAAACAGTGCAGGTACAGGTAATGCAAGTGCATCAAGCAATAGCATAACAACATTTACTATACCAGCTAATACAGTGGCACCGGTAGTTAGTGGTACAGCAAGTTTTGGATCAACTCTATCAACTACTAATGGTACATGGACTGGCACACCTACAATAACATTTACATATCAATGGCAACGAAATGGCACTAATATAGGTTCTGCAACGGCAAGCACTTATACATTAGTTCAAGCCGACATTGGCAATCCAATTAGATGTGTAGTTACTGGTACTAATAGTTACGGTAATGCATCTGCTAATTCTAATGCCACTAGTAATGTAGTTGCAATTGCCCCAGGAGCTCCAACAATTGGTACAGCTACAGCAACCGGTACAACAACAGCAACAGTTGCATTTACTGCACCAGCAAGTAATGGTGGTGCTACTATTACAACATATACAGCAACAAGTAGTCCCGGTGGCATTACTGGTACATTAAGTCAAGCAGGTAGTGGTACTATTACTGTAACTGGATTAACAGCAAGTACAAGTTATACATTTACTGTTACTGCAACTAATAGTGCCGGTACAAGTAATCCAAGTGCATCAAGTAATAGTATTACAACAGAGTCACCAATTACTCAGAGAGCTATATTTGGATATGGATATAATCCTAGTATTGGTACTTTGTCAATGACCAGCCTAGTAAGTAACACAGGTGTGGTTGGTA